TGGTAGGGGCACAGAGAATCGAACTCTGATTAACTGGTTAAAAGCCAGCTACTTTAGCCGTTAAGTTATACCCCCATATGGTCCACCCTCTGGGATTCGAACCCAGACCTCATAGATTAAGAGTCTAGAATGCTGCCAATAACACCTAGAGTGGTTGTACGTATTATTTTGATTTTACGTGCCAACTCAGACCATACGGGGGATCTGAGCGACACTAACGTTTAGCACGTTTCATATCGTCCTCTCTTTTCAAAAATGTTGTTACCAAACAAAAACACATTACGCCATGCGAGCCCATCTGCATGCTTAGGCTTTTTGTCTTCTCGTTCCAGCTGGCTCTTACGACAGTGGCGTCACGCAATGTGTTTATGTTTGGCACCCGAGGTAGGAATCGAACCTACAATAACAGAGTCAAAGTCTGGTGTGTTACCACTACACTACTCGGGAACAAAAGAGTCACTAGCTACCAGCGAACCTTCGCTAGTGACTCATTAAAACTGGTACGCAGATTGTTAAAGATCTGAAGTTGACAGCTAAAGAGCCAATCAACCGAGTCGTTAATTATACATCAATTAAGATTGTAAGTCAACAACTTTCTTTTCGCATCTCAGGAATCGCTTCCCGATCAACTAAGACATAATTCTACATCATGTCAGCGTTACTGTCAACAACTTTCTGAAAAGACCCTCAACTTTGTAAGGGATTCTCAGAACCGTCTTCAGTAACAGAGCATTGAATTCTACCACATTCGCGATAAAAGTCAACACCCTAAAACAAAAAACCCTCGAGATTTTCATCTTCGAGGGTTTTGGTAAGTAAACTAAAGTGTTACTTCACTTGCCAAAACCCCCAGTATCCTCAATCGCGTATCCACGGACAAATGATGGGCGTGTGCTTGTCCAGCCGTTATTCAACGGTAGCTGCTTATGCATTCTGGAACAAACTAAAGATTTCATAGATTGAATTCTACAGTAACTTTCGGGTTTCGTCAAGCGATTCCCCTACAACACGTAGGGTCTTTACACTAGACTCTAGATTTATTTAGGACAAATTTTAGCTCAAAATGAACTTTTTGTCAAGTATTTTCAGAAATTTTTTTGGAGTATAAATACATGGATAGGAGAGCGAATGTACATCTTAGAAATTGTAAACGTCAACACCAAGGAGAACAAGTTCTTCGAGGACACTGACACCTTTGAACGCTACAAGGACTTCTACGCAGACTACATCGAGCAATTCGATAACAGATTCGCAAAGGACATCTACAAACAACAGCTGAAGATGCAAGTGAAACGCGATACTCTGGTAGATGGAACCTTTCGCAAGACCATCAGAAAATCCTTCTTCAAGAACCAGAAGGCTGCAGAACAGTACATCAAAGACTTCGTATCAGAAGGACTTCGTTGGGACTGGGATGAAACGTTACAAGAGCGAGTCTGGAAACCAGAAGCCAGAGAAGAAGCGAACCTTGCAAGAACCCGTTGGATCATTGAGAACGGTATCATCTTCGAGTACAACATCCTAGACTCTCAGGGCAACTTCATCAAGTGTATCAATTCCTGCGCTAGAAAAATCTGTATGGTCTTTGGAGAGTGTGATCCAAAGAACACCTGTGAGAATCTGTGGCAACAACAGGGATCATTCGTTAAACAAGATGTATCCCTACATCACATCTCAGTATCATCTATAAAGAGGAAGTAATGTACTTATTCGAAAACATCACAATCAATCGTAGAGAAGATAGATTCTTCGACGAGGTTTCTACATTCCCAGAGGATCTCAGCGAGAAGTTTGTAGAGTTCAGAAAAGAAGTAGAACTCAAGTGTGAGCGTCACATCTACAATAAACGCATCACAATCACTCAAGAGAAGCTAATGCTTGACGATGGCTCATGGGCACTTAGAATGCGCGTTGGCCACTTCAAGTCTATCGAAGGTGTAGAAGAATTCTGGAATACTTTCTTTGACGAGTACAGCCGAGTAGATAACGAACTACATGCGGTCACCAAGTTCAGAAAAGAATGGTCTAAGGATAACGACTCTCGTTCTCAGTCTAACGTTGTAGACGTCAACGGTAAGTTCGTTAAGACTCTAAACTCTTGTACACAGGGTATCTGTTCTAGAAACAGAGACAGCAACGATGGTGGTTGCTGGAAGGATGCTCAGTGCTGGGAACAGCACACAGAAAAGACGTACGAGTCTTTCCACCATATCCCAGTCTCGAAGATTATTTCAAAATCCAAATTTTCCCACAAGGTCGGAGAAATTAAGATCGAAAAGTAAAAAAACCGCCTTTCGGCGGTTTTGTTTTATACAGAGAAGGAACTTCCACACCCACATGTGGTCTGGGCATTCGGGTTGTTGATCACAAACTGATCACCCATTAGATCTTCCTTATAGTCGAGAGTTGCTTCCTGCATGTACTGGATGCTCATTGAGTCAACGATCACGTTCTCGAAAGTGAAGTCGTCATCGGCTAAGTCATCGAACGCGAACGAGTAAGAGAAGCCAGCACAACCACCACCTTGAACAGAGATTCGTAGATACGTCTCTTCGTTCTCTTTCAATAGAGCATCAATCTTATTCTTAGCATTTTCTGTTACTGTAATCATACTCGGAAACTTTCTCCGCAACCACAACGGTCGCGTTCATTCGGGTTACTAAATTGGAAGCCTTCGTTAAGACCATTTCTTTCCCAAGAAACAGTCATACCATCTATGTATGCCAGAGACTTAGCGTCCACTAGAACGACAAGATCTGCATGAGCAAAGTTAGTTACACCAACCTCAGCTTCGTAGGTATCAACATATTCTAGAGTATAGGATAGACCGCTACATCCAGTTGTCTTGACTCCAAGACGGATGCCAACACCCTTGCCTCTTTTCTCAAGCAGCTTCTTTATTTTCTTTTGCGCTTGCTCTGTTACGGTAATCATTTACAGCTGCCTTAATCGCATCTTCTGCTAGAATGGAACAGTGAATCTTAACTGGAGGAAGTGCTAGTTCTTCTGCAATCTCAGAGTTCTTAAGTTTCGCAGCATCATCGATGTGCATACCCTTAACCCATTCTGTGACTAAAGAAGAACTAGCGATGGCTGAACCACAACCATATGTCTTAAACTTAGCATCTCGGATAATACCGTCACTATCGACTTTGATCTGAAGTTTCATAACGTCACCACATGCTGGTGCCCCCACCATGCCAGTGCCGATGCCTTCTTCGTCTTTAGAGAAAGAACCCACATTGCGCGGGTTCTCATAGTGATCTACAACTTTATCTGAGTATGCCATAAGACATATTTATAAAACTTCTTTACCCGCAGCGATTCTGTTCCAAGCGCGTTCGTGGAAGTAATAAAGGATACTATTCACAACTAATGCGAAAGAGACAACACCAAGACCAACAGCCCAAGAGCCTGATGCCAACCAACCACCAACGAAGTTAGTAATCGTCACAAGAATTCTCCAAGTAACAACTTTACCTAGAGAGCGCATCGCTTTTTCATAAAATTTCATATATTTCCTTAAGCAAAAATTAAATTAGATGAGATGCTTACTCTCACCTGACTAGACTTGTTTTCTTCTACTGAATGAAGTAGGAATCCAGGAAAGAAAACAAGAGAACTTTCTTTTGGAGTAAAGCGTTTGTGCTTCACACCACCGATCTGACCTTCAACTTCCCACCCCCAATTGGATCCACCACGCGGATCAATCAGAAGTAAGTCACCACACCCCTTCGGCGCTTTGGCGTAGTAGGTACAGGCAATAATGGTGTTGCCATGGTTATGTGTGACAAGAGAAGTTCCAGGTCTATGGTGATTGACCCATCCGCGTGTTAGAACCATCTTACCATTGGGGATGTCTTCCTTAACCGCTTCACCGATCTCCTTGAGAATTGTTTCTCGTAACTTACTTATACACTCGGTATTGTCGGCGTAGTTCCACAGATTGAAGTTAGATCCAGGGACTGCCTGAATTTTAGAGATCTCTGCTAGAAGTTGATTATTAAATTTCGCGTCAAAGCCAGTTGGGACTTCCCACACTGGCGTTGCCCATAGATCATGTCTTATCATTAGTCGCTTTACCTGTTTTAACATCACACTTCTGTAAGAACTGCAACCCATCATCGTTTCTATACGAGTTTCGATACCAGACGTTCTTAATCCCTGCACCGTAGATCATCTTGGCACAATCAATGCATGGAGCATGGGTGATGAAGATGTCTGCGCCTTGACCAGACTCATTAGATTTAGCCAGCTTAGCGATAGCGTTCGCTTCGGCATGGATCACTTCTGGTTTGGTTTTTGTTCCGAGTGGATCACCATTGTCATCATACTCTATGTATTCACATTCGTTGTCCCAACCAGAAGGTGTTCCATTGTAACCGATAGAGATGATACGGTTGTCCTTAACGACAACAGCACCAACCTTTAGACGTTTAGCAGACGACAACTGAGCAAAACGTTCAGCCGTATCCATGAAGGCATCAATCCATTTTTGTTTCATAATCTTTGAATATATCATACGATTGAGCGTAACTCAATCCATCAAGTTGAATAACGAATGTCTTTCGTGTAGGCTTCGGTATTCCTACAATTTTGTGAACCGAATGGTGGGAGTAGTTATTGAACAGATACCAAGAACCACGTTGAAGAATCTCGCTGTGAGCCAGCTTTAGATTTTCTGGTGGAGCGTACTTCAACCTACGCTCTTCAAAGTCTCCGACGAGGTCATACCACCTAGTCTCAAATTCAGGAGGAGACATGACGAAATAAAGACCGCTTGTTCGGTCATGGTCTCTATGAGGTAACATGTAGTCACCGTCAGTAAATTTCTGCGCTCTAAACGAAACATTCAGGGAGTTAAACACATCAGGTAGTGACTGAATAATCTTGGTGTGTAGTGGGTCTTTTACATTATATTGGGTTTCAATGTAGCGTCGACCCTGATAAATTTTACCATATGTCTCATAGATGTTACGCACCCACTCAACTTCTTCGCCATCACCCTCGAAACCGTCCACCTCTACGTTCTTAAATGCAGCGATCTGCATTTTCTTCCAGTGAGGGAATGCTTCCTCGAAGTGAGTATTGGTATTGACGAACCCGTTACGAATAAGCCTCTCAGTTTCGGGCATCGAAAGAGATAACTTGGTCACATATGGGTTCATCACATCACTCGCTTCAGTGCCTCTAAAGCATCTGGCACACCGTTCTCTTCAATCCACTGGTCGAAGATTTCATCTTTTGCCTGCTGAATCATAACTAAAACACGCATGGCGTCTTCATCAGTCATCGCATTTAACATCATCTGAAATTCATCTTCTTCTAGGCTCAATAAGAAATGTAAGAAGTCTCTGTCTTCGTCTTCAAGATGCTGCACTTTCTTTGGCTTTCTTCTCAACAGGTGGGAGAATGCCAGCATCAGTGATCAACTTACGAGTAATCTTAGGGTACAGCTTATGAAGTGTCTGGTCTTTCACAGCACATAGGAGTTTAGCTTCTTCGGGATGTACGCCTTCGAGCAATGAGATGAATAGTTGCTCACGTTTGACTGGCTTTAGATCCGCACGATTGAATACGTAGAAGCGACGAAGTTCGCCGTAAAGATTGGTAGGAGTCATACCCATAGGTTCAGCCGTTGCCTTAAATGGAGGTTCTCCTTCTGGAAGAATCCATTTCTTATCAGGGTCAAACGCATACTCTAAAATAGTCTTAAGCAAGACATTGTAGAGCGGATCCTTAACATACTGTTCGATCAACTTAGGGTTGGAGTTAATATCCTCAAACACCTGTGTAACATATTTTCTCATCAAAATTCCTCAATCTCATCTAGTAGCAGACGGCACTTGTTTTGAATCAAGTAGTTCATAATTGCCATCTTATCGTTCGTGGGTTTAGTATTTAGGTATGCCTGAGTGATCTCTTCTTTAACATCCTTTGGAATATTATCAAAGGCGACCAATCTCACATTACGATCCCAGTTGCGTTTCTCTTCATCGGTACGACAGGCATCACGACCCTTCTCGATAAACTCAGCGAGACGTTTCGCACTAACTGGCTTCTGGCGTTCACCCTTAACAAAGACATCATCAGCAGAAAGAATGTTTGGGATACCGTCACCAGTATCACCCTTTGCGATGTGCTCAATGGTGAAGTCCAGAATCTCCTGCTTCGATGCAGTGACATACTTCTTCTGCATCGGTGACCACTGGCGCACGTTGTTGCTCGAGAAGGGAGCCAATTGCAGTTGCTTGAAGTCCTTGTCAGAAGAAAGGATCAGAACTTGTTGTGGCTCTTCCATCAATCCGTCTTGGATCAATGCATTGGTCTGACACCACTCAGTCAGAACAGCAATGATGTCATCAGCTTCGGCACGATCCACATGGATGACACGGTAAGGGAAATACTTGGACAAGTCCTCTCGCATTTCTGTGAGAGTGTCAAAGATCAAAGTCCAGTCGAGGTCACTGGCTTCGCGGTTCTTCTTTCGGCTGGCTTTGTAGTGTTGGAAGATATCTCTGCGCCAGTACTTACGACCGTCGCAGGCAATAACAATCTCTCCATATTCCTTACCATACTTCTTCTTGTATGACTTGATTGTGGATAGGGTTACGTGTCGAATCAGATTCTTCACTTCACTTTCAGTACCCTTCAACTCGCGTTGGAAGGTAAGGATGGCACTGAGTGCCACCTGACTATAATCGACTAGAATCATTAAAATGCTCCGAGCAAAATACACTCTTCATTGATTCGACCATTCGGAGTGGTTGGTTTAGTGGTAAGTTTCTTCAGAGCACCGTTCAATGCTCGCTTACCGATGGACAGACCCTTGAAGAATTCTTCGGGTTTACGTAGGGTCATTGACTTAGACTCTTTCACATCAAAGCCCAGTACAGTAGTACCCTTAACGGACAGAGAACCTTCAGCCTTATAGACCTGCACCTTACGGTACTTCGTGTTATAGACCCACAACTCAGTGGCACCGATAATGTCTTCGGCTTTACACGACTTCAACTTGAGTTCGGCAAACTCTTTCATATACTTCATCTTAGAGACTTGCTTGGTAGGAGAAGCAGTCTTACGAGCACGAGGCGCACGAGTAGCCTTCGCGGTCTGAACCATCTGAGTACAATCAACGATGATACCTTCGATGAATGCCAGCAGCTTCTTCAGTTCTCGCTTGGTGAAGTTTGAGTATCCTTCGACGAGATACTTGTCGTCTCCTTCGATGGCGTCACCGATCTCTCCGATTCGATTAACGAACAGGTCACCGATTCGCTTTGCGATCGGCGCAGAGACATTGTTTGCCAGAAGATAATTCTTCGCCGAGAAACTAGATTCCTTGTTGATGATGAAATCATCGATGGCTCCTTCGATCTCGCCAGCAAGTTCGTGGGCTTTCTCATCCATACGTTCTTGGATGGAAGGTTGTGGTGCAGTGTCTTTCTGTTCTGCAGGTTTGGTTCTAGATGGCTTACCTACTTTAGTCATAATGTCGCTGACCATGGACTGAATCTTCTCCACATGCTCGGCACGCAGAGTATTTCCATTGGTGACTAGACGACAGAGAATGCCGAGTTGGCGCACATCAAAGTCAGACGCCTTACTGATAGCGATGACTTCGGCTTTCTTACCGAGTTTCGCAAAATACTCTAGTGCGTATTTGCGGTGGCGTTTCTCATCAACATTGAGCGAGTACCATTGCAGTGCTTGCGTGATAGAAACAACGTAGTTATCTTGATCCAGCATCGGCTCATCCACGGTACGGTTGAGTGCAGCGTGAGCCTTTGCGCGTTTTTTAGCAGTAGTTGCCATAGGTAAATTACCTCCATTTCAAGTATCTATTATACCCTAATATGCAGGATTTGTCAAGTCCCCTTCGCGTAATCCCTTACAGCTTGTAGGGTTATTTTATACTCATTTTCCCACATAGAGAAGTGGGTGGAATTAGGAATGATGACTTCTTTAGTCTCAGTGAAATACTTTTTGAATAAATCATAACCACCAGTGGTTACTTCATAATCATATTGACCGACAATACATAATATTGGTGGAACGAAATCAACATTAAATCCATTCCTGCTATTCTTTGGATAATAATTACCCACATCATAAACAACTTTGGCAGGAACTTTCCATTCTGTTTTACCGATAACAGAGAGAATCTTTTCCTTCCAATTATCAACCCTATTTGGTTTTGGAATTAGTTTATCACTAATATTAGCGATTCTATTTGTAATTAGTTTATCAATTGAAACATCAAGAACTTCTCCATGAGGAACAAAGTATTTCGGGTCTTGACGCAGAACAGGGCTATGAATAATAACCTTATTAAAGAAATGTGATGAAGCGATTAATGCTGGAGCAGTTGAAGTGGAGAATCCGAATATAGTTTTGTTACGATATTTCTTCGGTAGAGATCTCGCTGCTTCTAAAATCTGCTGAGCATAACCAAGCCGATCATATGGATAAAAAGCCTTACTATTACCATATCCAACTGGATCAAATAATGCTACATCTATCCCCTGAGAGAGAAACCACTGCGCATGTGTTCCCTCTTCAGTAGGATAATCCCAGAAAACTCTGGGAGATAAACTCTGTCCAGGTAATAAGAATAATAGGTCTTTATTACCTTCGGCAGAATAATACTTAATATAAGTTTCTTTTAGAAATAACTCTGAATACATTTCAATAAATCATTTGGCATGTATACACGACCCTCAAACATTTCTACTTCAATAACATTACCTGCAGTAGAAGTCAGAAACATCGCATCAGCATAATGTATAAATGATTCTGGTTTAAGATCAGTATACTTAAAAGTAATACCGTTCTGGTCGCAATACTCTTTCACCTTATCCATAACCGTGCCTTGCAGACGATTGAATTTCGGAGCATAAACAACCCCACCTTGAATCATCCCGACATTGAATCCTGGACCTTCAGTGACGTAACCTCTACGGTCTGTCAGAATCGCAGTATCATAATGACGGTCAATGGCTTCCCACTGAGCAAGCGTCAGGTCATTCCAAGCAAAGTTCTTCATTGTCTGATCAATGGCTTCGTTGCGCTTTTGTTTAGCGAGACAGACATTGGCAGTGTTAGACTTATTAAAACCGAAATAAGGTTTAATGTATGCGTAGAAGTTAGGTGTGCAAGAAACTAAGTCGCGAGGATTACCAGAGGATGGAATTCCACGAGTGACAGCGATCCACACTAAACAATCCTTCTGGTCAAGTGGAGCCTTAACGTGAAGGACTTTCAGGATTGCTTCTAGATCTTTGGCAGTGTATCCCAAAGGAATACGCCATCCTTCGCAACTTCTAATGAAACGATTTAGGTGCGCTTCAAGATTAACGAATTCACCATCTTTGATGGCGATTACGTCGTAGGTTGCGTCAGAATGAATAAAGCCGAGATCTAGGATGGATACCTGTAGATCTCGGACTTTACAGAAACTGCCGTTGTGGTAGGCAGGAAAATCTAGCATCAGCTTCGGTTGAAACGTAGACCAGAACCACCAACAGCACCACTCAACAGCAGAGAAGCCAGCCAAGTATCAAAAGTGTATGGGATTGCCAGTACAGGGAACAAAGTGTTCAATGCCCAGATTGAACAGAAGGGTGCCATCACTACGATGAACAGAGCGAGGAAAACGTAAAAAAGAATTTTCATAATAATCACTTGTAAGAAATTAGGGATTCGAGACGGAAACTGCGCCATTCACTTTTGTCGAGATCGAATACGCGGATAGCGGATCCAGCAGTGCTGCTAGATTGGCTCGTCTTTGGGTGTTTGTCGGTTGGGATGTGGACGTCTGAGAGCGTGCATCGCATTTCGCGTTCGCTCCCATCAACTTTTGTAAATCGGACAGTGGTCTCACCAGCGCGCAAAGTTTTGAGGACATCTTCTTTCAGAGGCTCCAGATTAGTTTCCATTATCAATTTCCTTTTTAAGGGTGTTCACGATTGGTTCAAAAAACTCTACAAACTCTTTACGAGAGTAGAACGTTTGGATCTTGTTAGCGATCTCACCCTTTAGGGTAGGATCCTCAAGACGGTAACCATAAGTTACCTCGATGTTGTCGTAAGCGACTTCCTTCACTGAAAACAGTGTAGTAAATCCATTACGGCAAATTTCCCATTCATAATTCATCAGTTGCCTTTCGGTGCTTTGGGTTGCGAGTGTACTTGACCTTCGACTCTACCACACGCATGCGGTACTTCGGGGTGCGCAAGTCTTTTGCGACCAAGTTTTTCGGTTTCGAAGGTTTATTATACATCACATCCTCTTACAAAGCAAATTTAGAAAGCAACGATTTTGCCTCTTTGAATTCTCCTAGATCTTCTTCCAAAGCCTCTGCAATAAGCATTTGTTGCAGGGCATCCGCCAGAATTTGGTCTTCACGACCAAGACTCTGCCACCACTGGTTATACTCATCAAAGGTATCCAGTGACCACATCATATCAAGCATTTCTACCTGATATTGCGAAAGTCCGTTAAGCTGAATCATTATTTAGCTCCAATGTTAGACCATTTTGCAAGTTTCTCTTTCTTATTTACACCAGCCTTTGCAACTTCTACAGCGTCAATAAGTTTGTGCTCGATCATTAGTTCGATCATACAAACCAAATCACCAACTTCTTCGGTTAGTCGAGCACGATTAGTCGCACCATTGTGTTCACCGTCAATACCGAATCGGAATACCTTACTGATAGCCTGTGTTACTTCAGCGCATTCTTCCTGTGCAATTCGCAAAATCTCTTGTTCAGCCGAGTTCATTATACAATTCCATTTCTAGTTCCCACTCATCACACTGGAAGATGTAATACATCTCTTCCAGAAAGTCTTCATATTGCAGATCGATCACCTCTTGACGAATCTCGTCAGAAGCCTCTTGCAGTTCCAGATTAATCTCATTAAGTTCCATGATAATTCCTCATCAACCCTAACACCGTTAGTATACCCTCAAGTCAAATGCAAGACAAGCCCTAAATTGCAAAACCCCACACTTGGTGGGGTTTCTTTGTAACACTTAGGTTTACTTCTTTGGGTGTTTACCACCGCAAACTGGACATTCTTCGATTAGACCCATAGGAAAACTCCTTGCAATAATAGGATGATACCAAGAGCACCAACACCCCAAGAGGCGTAGTACATACGCATGTCAACTGCAATAATAGAAGCAGATAGCAACACGATTGCAAGTTGGAACAACATACCAGAGAAAGTCAACCATGGGCTGTGAACACGAGCCTCATCACGAGCAGCTTCTTGGGCACGAGCCTTGTCAAGCAACTCTTTCTTTCCTTCTCCAGATTTTGGATCAGATTCATAGCGGTCAATTTTAGATTGTAGCTTTTCAACACGAGCCTTGTCGCCCATCTTCTTAGCTTCTTCAAGTTGACCTTCAGCGATAGATTGCTTGATAGACTTAGACTGATAGAATCCGTATGTGTTGGATGCTTTCAGTAGGTTAGTCATCGCTGCACCGCTGAAACTATTGGAGAAGTAAGTATTGATTGCTAGCAACAATGCCATTACAACAATTACCAATCCTGCTTTGTCTTTAATCGCAGCTTCGCGTTCGCTACGAGTTGGGGCTTTCTTTACTTCTTCTGCCATTTCACTTCCTTACTTTGCTAATGGATTGTCAAGAGCCTTCTGGATCTTGGAATCGACTTCTTTCTTGATCTCTTTGATCTCACGCTCTGTAGACTGACGGACTGAACGTAGTTCTTGATCAGTTTCGCGCTGTGACTGTTTAGTCGAACGCTCAACGTTATCAACAACAGTCTCTAGACGACGGATGTCACCCTTAAGATCGTTCTTGATGTCCTGTGTATACTGAACAGACTTTTCGCTGTTCTGCATAGTGATTTCCATCTTTTTATTTAGTTCAGAAAGATCTGGAGCAACATACTCAGTGATACGCTTCTTCATACTTTGATAGTCTTTGTAGACTTCGAAAGCACCGTACAAGCCACCAAGAGTAGAAGAGACGATAGTGAACGCTACCATTAGTTTGGCAGGTGTGAACTCATACCCACCGATACTAATAACAGTGTCCTTGCTAGCGTACTTCTTCGCTGCTTCTTCTAACTGGTCAACCTTAGCGTTGACGTCTTTAATTTCTTCTCCCATTTTAGTTTCCTTTGTATTGAGATTCTACCAATTCATTGTGTAGTGTATCGGTCGGACCAAACAACCCACGACCGAGTCTTCTATTGTCTACGTTTACTTGATTATTGTAGACCGTGAATGGTTTATACCCGATTCCATCGGGCATGAAAGTTTTACCGTAGTTGTCAAAGCCTGGAGTGAAACCCATTGCTTGAATAACTACATTTTGTACCTGCTTCTGTGCTTCTAGATCGGTAGCTTTACCCATCTCTTTAGCTAGATTCTTACCCTTCTCAACAGCATCGCGCTTAGCAGCTTCTTGTCTGCGTTCAGCTAGAGCCTGACGAGCAGTTGGTTGTGGCTTCTCACCACCCTGTGGTCCACCTTGTGGCGGTTGTCCCTGCGGACCACCTTCTGGTTTTGGACCTTCAGGTTTCTTGTCCTGCTGACCCTGTTGTGGAGCACTAGGTGGTGGGGGTGGTTGAACCAACTGGACTGGAGCAGCTGGCGCTGCAGCAGAGTTAGCAGATGTTGCTGGAGGTGGAAGAGCCTTATCGACTACAGCAGAACCAGTTGTTGATGTGCTAACAGTTCCAGAAGAGTCAACAGTGGCAGTAGTTGTTGGAGCAGTCTGAGCGATTACACCTGCAGTTGCTACTGTTCCAGCAATCCCCTGCTGCTCAAGAACCATCTTCTTGGCATATGCTACAGCGTAGTCTGGACACTTCGAATCGTACAGAGCATTCAGTCTACATTGTTGATCAAAGTAGGCGCTAGCATAACCAGAACAAGTTGTTGATGAAAGTGGATTAATAGTGCATTGTTGTGTTGCATACGCTTCAGCATATCCTGTACAACGAGTGTTGTAGAGTGGATTCGCTGTGCATTGCTGATTGAAGTACGCTTGTTCATATCCCTCACATGTGGTAGAATAGAGTGGGTTGGTAGAGCACTGATAGTTTAGATACGCATTAGCGTATCCTGGACAGTCAGGAGAGTAAAGCGGATTGATCGTGCACTGTTGAGTTTGATATGCTGCTGCATACCCAGAACACTGAGTAGAGTATAGAGGGTTAGCAGTACACTGTTGAGTCAGGTAAGCTGCAGCGTATCCTGGGCAGTTAGGACTAGACAGAGGATTAGCTGAGCACTGGTCAAATGTATAGTTTAGAGTCAGAGAAGGGTTTCTAACCTGTGGACCATAGTAACCAGCCCAGTAACGGCTATCCTTACCACTAAACTTAAGAGAGAAGTTAGCGATGTCTGCTGCTAGAAGACCTGGACTAGTGAAGGTTTCTGTTCCACTGAATGTTGTCCAGTCAGTAGTTGTACCAAGAGCCCAAGACTTATAGTGTAGAGATGACCCATTATTAGCAGAGAAGTTTACTGCTGCTGTTAGGTTACCACTTGTCATTCCCTGATTCAAGTACTGCCAAGAGTAGTTATACCCAAGGATAGTCATACCACTATTCTGTAGCGCTGTACTGAAGGCGTATGTATACGCCACGCTTGCCTGCGTATAACCGAACATAATCGTGTTCGTGGATGAGTTGTATCCAGGAGGTGAACCACCAGTAAGACCACCACCAGTTGAGGTGGTGGCTACTGTACCTGTTAGGTTATTTGGTCCGATTAGGTTAGGAGAAACAGATTGCGCGTGTGCGTTGCAGATCAATCCTGCAACCAATGCAGAAAGGATTACTGCTACTAACTTCATTAGTCAGCACTCTTGACTTTTTGTGGCTTACGGTCTGGATTTTCTTCCCAGATTGCCTTAGCTTGTTCGCCGATCTTACCATCGACTGGACATGGAGTTCCTGCGTTCATCATAGCAGTAAATACACGTTCGTCTTGGCACATGATCGCGACTGCGGCAACCTTCATACCCATGTCATAAACACCACGAGCTAACTTCAAGCGTTCGCAGTTTTTATCGGTGGTAGTACCACCCATGGAAATACCTAGAATTTGCGTTTGGACAGCAGCTGATGCTCCGACTGCACAAACATCGGAGTTAATAACTGTAATTGCTGGAGCCACCGCTGTTGGTGGAGGAGACTTCACTGTAGTAGTGCTGTCTGTTTTAGAATAAGATGTGCTATTAGAAGTCGAGTCAGTAACGATGGGGTCAATAGCCATCGCTGAAGATGTAAACATGACAAAAAGCAGCATCGTGCCGAACTTTTTGTTCATTTGGTTCCCTTTGTAAAAGTATTAAGAACACTTTTATTTAGGGGTTGCAAATTCTTACGGGGTTACTCGACGCCCCGCTGAATCATACTCAACGACCTTACCCTTATCGTTGACTTGAATCTCTTCGACTTCTTGTTCGATTGACTTAACGCCGATAGATTCGTTTACTTTACTTAGGAATGATCTAGCCTTGTCAGACTCTGGAATTTGACGATCTCTGAGGTATAGTTCTGAAGACCACTCAGTCGGGACTGGTTCTTCCTCTACTTGAATATCCTCTTCAAGTTCTTCTGGTGTAGGTGGTTCACCGACATCTGCTACCCAAGCATCAGGTTTAATGCTTTCTTCTTCCTCGGGCTTCTTATTGAAGAACTCTGTCCAGTTTGGTTGGGCGTTTCTCTTCATATTCCAGTTAGCAGCGATAAGCAATAGAACTGCCAATGGGTCGAAAACAGAAACGATCATCATAGTGACGAAACGAACAGCCTTCTCTAAGACGTCTGCGTTAGCGTTGTCTTCGTAGATTACAGCTGCGATGTACTTGATTGGTCCAACTTCGGCTTCAACCTTACGAGCCTCAGCGCGAATCGGTGCTGACTCTTCCATAAGTTTACTAACTGTCGCCTGTTCGGTTTGGATCTCACCCAAGAGACGGGTGCGCTCTTTAGCCTGAGATCTTCTGATAGCAACTGCTTTATCGGCACCCTTTTCATCTGCGCTGCGTGCCATGACCTGATCCACCGACTCATCAAGTTGTTTAAGAGCTTTGCGGTTCGCATCGATATTATCCTTTGCTATCTTAACTTTCTCATCATATAGACTAACTTTAGCTGCGATGTCACCAGTTGGAATAGCCTGATCCAAGTGGGCTTTACTCAAGAAGCCGAAGATACCCATCGATGTCAAGAACATCAGGATGATCAAAGCTGCTGTGAAGTAAGTTTTAAGAAGGATTGGAATCTCTTTCCAGTTTCGGTATAACCAAGAAGCCACGACTAGCTTAGCCGCACCCAGCAGAATCCCCATGACCATGATAGGTGTAGAGGCTGCAGCGAAGATAGCCATCAAACCGACGATGGCATACCACTCAGCTACGGCTGAAAGAGATAGGGCGATGACTAAGAGTAAGTATGTCATAACTTGTTTTTGATATGGGATCCGTGGACTCGAACAGAGATCTGCCCGTTGTAGTAGTCGTCAGATTCCAGAACCTTTCTAGAAAATTGTTCCCTCGCTTCGATATAAGAACACTCTGCTTTTGATTTGCAGAAGAACAAAATCTCTCGTGTAAAGTTACCCTTACCGAGAGATGCTACATCTTTATTTAGTTCTATGGAAGACCCATAGTAGTCTAGCCAATCGGAGTCGATCTTGCCTTTGATCTTTTTTCTCTTCTTAGTGCCATTCTTTAAGGTAACCATCTTGTAGGTCGTCTTTGAGAACTTGGCGAGTTTCTTACCGATATATTTACGTTGATTGGTCAGGTTTGTAATTAGATATACAAACCCGACACAATCTTCAGTTAGTTCTAGTACTGGTTGATTTTTGTAATACCAAGTCATTCTTGTTCATCTAGATCTTCCTCCTCATAGATGTCAGCCGAACAGACTGGACAGTATACTAAATCTTCCGTTCCGTGGTCGTCTCCTTTGAGGGTGATCTTGCCTCTTGCTCCGCATTCATCACACTCAAAGTATTTAGTTGTTGCCATTACGCTGCTTTCCCCCATACGTCGTCCCAGCTACCAGATAGAGCACCTTTAGCGTAGTCAGTGACTCGGTTCTCAAAGAAGTTACCGTGTACTGGCGCGTTGATCATTTCTTCTACCCATGGTAGTGGGTTCTTTTTAACTTTGAAAATACCCTTCATACCCATAGAAATCAAACGGCGGTCTGCAATGTAGCGGATGTATTGTTTGACGTCTTCTGGTTTAAGATCACGCATTTCATTACCAGCGAAAGACAAGTCAATAAATTTGTCTTCCAACTCCACCATCTTTTCAGCGATGGTGTAGATTTTGCTCTTGAGTTCGTCGTTCCAGATCTCTGGGTTTTCTTTGACGTACTCTTTGAATAGCTTAATCATGGACTCGGCATGCATCGTTTCGTCAACGATAGACCAAGTAACGATCTGACCCATACCCTTCATCAAGCCATGACGAGGGAAGTTCAAGAGCATGATGAACGAAGAGAACAACTGCATACCTTCAGTGAAGGCAGAGAACACAGCGATGTGTTCTGCAGTTGAAGCAACTGTACCGTTACGAGAAGATAGATCCATGACGTAGTCATGCTTATCTTTCATCTCTTGGTACTCCAAGAACTCATTGTATGTAGACTCAGGCATACCTAGAGTCTCGATCAGGTGAGAGTATGCAGCGATGTGTAGGGCTTCGCGAGCAGCAAAGCCAGACAACATCATCCGAATTTCAGGCTGAGGAAAATAAGGAAGATAATTGCGTACATAACCACCAGCCACGTCAATATCACCCTGTGTGAAGAAGCGGAATATATTTGTAAGAAACTTCTTTTCATCTTTGCTTAACTTCTTTTTCCAATCTTTAACGTCTTCCATCATAGGCACTTCGGTGTGTAACCAATGCGCCTGTTCGTGTTTTAACCATGCCTCATAAGCCCATGGGTAGTTGAACGGCTTAAAGTAGGTGCGTTCATCTGTTAGTTTACCGTGTTTCTTAACCATTTATTATCCTTCACATGCCAAGCATTCGTTACCTTGTGCGAGATCGTGTAGGTTGATCTCCTTGATAACTTCACGCTCAATTTTCTTAGCGACCTTATCAGCCTTAGCGATCTTGTCAGAACGGCAGTAGTACATAGTCTTCAATCCCTGCTTCCATGCTTGGAAGTGGACTGCGTGGATGTACTTGATATGACTGTCTGGTCTGAAGAACACATTCAAAGACTGTGCTTGGTCTACATGTACTTGCCTGTCTGCGGCGTGTTGTACGACCCAGCGCTGGTCAATTTCCATAGACGTCTTGAAAACATCTTTTGTCCAGTCGTCCATCCAATCGATGTGCTGAACCGAACCATCGTTCGCAATAATGCTACGCCACACTTCATCTGCCCATCCCTCTGGATGCTGTTCAGCTTCCTTCTGAATTACTTTATCTAGATAACGATTCTTGTTTAGGTGAGAACCCGATAGAGTGTCTTGGCGATAAGCGTTGGCACGATAAGGTTCAATACTAGGAGAAGTATTCCCCATGAGAATGGAAGAAGAAGCATTGGGAGCGATAGCCATAAGATGACTAAAACGATTCCCAGTACCAGCTGCATCAGGAGCCTCACCTCGCTCGGCACCCAATTCTTTATTAGCGACATCTAATTTACCTCTGACTAATGCGAAGATTGCTTTGTTGAGTCCGACTGCCATTGACGATTCCCATGGCACGTTCTTTCGTTGTAGAAGAGCATGGAAGCCCAAAGCACCGATACCAATGCTGCGCTCACGAACGGCAGAATACCGTGCACGCTCAATGGCGGAAGGAGCATTATCGATAAAATACTGAAGAACATTGTCAAGCATTTCAGCAATATCACGAAGAAATAGAGGATCATCTTTCCACTCATCATAGTACTCCAAATTCAAAGAGGACAAACAACAAACCGCAGTACGCTCTTCATTTGTTGGGAGAATAATCTCAGAGCAGAGATTAGACTGGTGAACCTTTAACCCTCTGTCCTTCAACCAATGTGGTAGCTTACGATTAGATTCATCAATGAAGTGTAGGTATGGCTCGCCTGTCTGCATGCGCATCTCGAGAATCTTCTGCCAGAGTTCCTTGGCAGAAACAACTTCACGGACTTCACCGCTGTGTGGGTCTTTTAATTCCCAAGAGTCGTCGGCTTCGTTATCAACCATACAACGCTCGATGATTTCCATGAAGGCGTCAGGGATGTTGATACCGTGATGTAGGTTCAGACAACGCATGTTCTGGTCGCCTGTTGGCTTACGCATCTCAAGGAAGATCAGAACATCAGGGTGAGAAATGTCAAGATAAGCAGCATAAGATCCACGACGAGTGCGACCCTGACGGTAAGCCAGAGAGGACGCATCATACATCTTAAGGTGGGGCATAACACCAGTAGATTTGTCATCAGCGCTACGAATACCAAAACCAATCCCAACGCCACCCCCAAGCATAGAAAGCCAGTTAGTTTCGCTAAGGTTATCAACTAGACCCTCCGCTGTATCTTCGATGTAGTTTAGAAAGCAACTGATAGGCAAACCTCTTTTAGATCTGCCGAATGAGAGGATTGGGGTTGAGTATGACAACCAATGTTTTGACGAATAATCGTACAAGCGTTGAGCGTGAGCAGGATTAGAACCAAAAGCCTTGCTGACATAAGCGAATCTCTGTTGTGGGGATGTTTCTTCATCCCTCATATAACTTTCTTTTAATCGAATTTTACCAAGTTCGTCAAATAGATTATCACGGGAATAGTCAACCGTGATGCCATCGATGACATCCATATACACCTCTTATCTTTTAATTATTGAAAAGATCATCAGCCATTGGGAACGCTTCGGCGATAACCTTAGCGCATGCGACAGCGATGTCTCTGTGTTCTTCTTGTGTGCCGTTTTCTCTGCGCAGTTCAATATAATGAACCCAGCTGCGGAGTGTGCCGTTCATGTACATACGGCTAACAGTGTTACCTTCTGGCAAAACTGCTCGCGCTTGCTCTTTAGCAATACCATGCTCAACAGCCCATGCGTAGGTTTCACGTGCTTGGTTGATTAGGTTTTGCTGCAGATTTTCCCATTGATACGCTAGTTGGCGATGATCATCTCGCGATAGGTCTAACTTTGTAGAGTTCTGGCGGTTCTTGCTATCTTGTAGTCGGGCTTCGCGCACGACAAAGGCAAGATCCTTAGTTGGGTCTGCGTAACGTTGGGAGAATTCTTGGAATGAAAAAGAGCGATGACGTAAAATCTGACGAGCGATATCACGTGTGGTTTCGATTTCGAGACAAACGCTAACCATCTCGAGAGGAGACCAGTGCTTGTTCTTGATCAAGTAGCGAATTAGCTTGTCTGCTGTGTCGGTGTTGAACTGGTTGCTGGGATTGCTCACTCGGGCGCAGAACGCAACTAACTCCTGCGCATCCATCAAACCTTCATCGTACATTTCACGAGATGGTTTGCTATAACTAATCAATTTTACTTTCATACTTTCTTCCATGTGCTAAATCTTAATTCCGCTTCAATCCCTGAAAAGGTATTTGTATTTATCGTTTCCATTATCTGGTCCACCGACATTCCACCGTCCCTAATCATATCATTGATATCTTTTTGTTCGATATGTTCAGGGAACATACAAACACTATAACCAGCCTTGATATTCTTGGCAAGCAATTTGGTTATTTCTTTTGAGCGAGGCTCATTATCCATCACTAACGTAGCATTAGCAAGGATCCTACGAACACTAGGGGTATCAAAACTGCTTCCTGATACAGCCACGCAGTTCGGGAGGAACAAAGAGTCAATTGGTCCTTCCACCACGTAGATTCGTTTACTGAAGTCAACTCTGTCGAGTCCATATACTTTCTCCTCATTATCATCCACTTTGATCATGTAATACTTCGGCTGTTCATCACCAAACGCTCTAGCCTGATAAGCGAAACACTTACCCGCTGCAGTAAAGTAAGGGATGATTAGTCGAGGGTGTTCACCTTCAATCGGCTCTTGAAACTTAGGAGTGACTGTGTTAGTGTACTGTTTAAATTTAGGAGCGAAGTAAAGTAGCTTCCACTTATCTCTAGGCAACTTACGATCAATCAGATACTTCAAAGCAGGATGGGTGAGTGGTAACTTATCCATTCTCGTTAGAGAGGAAAGGATATCATCCTCGAGCAATTCTTCTTTGGGAGATTCTAGAATGACGCTAGTTTCTTTAACGTCTTTGTGATCATTGTATCTTGTAGCGCCAGCTTTGTAGCGTTCAAGAACATACTCATCATAAAGTTTAGAGTCCACATACTTGATAAGGTTGCCTACGTTAGTACCCTTACCACAGTTATGGCATTTGTAGAGAAGATCTGCTTTGGAACGATAAAGGTATCCACGCGCCTTCAATTTGTTGGTTGTGCTATCCCCACAAAATGGACACGAAAAGTTCCAATTGTAATCTTTCTTTTGTTTGAAATTTCGTAGGCGACTGCCTAGTAGTAGTGCATACTTTGCATCAATGTATAACATTATAACTCCACGTGTAGAGAGTAATTATACCCTACACGTGGTTGCAAAGCAAAATTTATTTTCCAAAGACCTTTGAGAATAGATCTAAGTGTCCGACTAGATAACCAGCTGCAATCGCGCCACCTACAATCATCCAGCGCCATCTTTCAAGAACGTCTACACGATCTGTAACTTTCTTGACATCTTGCTTAATGTCTGCCTGAATCTCTGCATGTTGTTTCTTTGCAGCATCCGCGCTGGCATTCATTTTATTTTCTAGACGAGTTTCCAGTTGGTCAATCTTATCCACAATCTCACGGTTACCAGTAGTAATGCGAGAATGGATTTCCTTAACGTCACCCTTAAGTTCGGCAACGTCATCTTTCATTGCTTCGACTTGTGCTTCCAATTTGGCGATTCTTTCTGTTTCCATGGCTTTACTTATTGTAGATCTGTTGTTGTTCTTTCACCCAATTCTGTAAAGCCTTTAGTTGTTCTGCGACTTTGTGGTAGGTGGTGTAGTTTTCTGTGACTGTTGTTGCGACCCCAGAGAGTTTAACATCGGAGGCTCCACCATCAACACTTCTGGTGGAGTCGGGAACTTCATTGCGACTGGCACTGTCGTGGAGCAGGACGAAACCATTAGGGATAACGCACTGAGTGTCATCAGCTTTAGTAATATATTTTGGCACTTCTTTGATGATTGCATCACCCTTCTCCTTAACGACTTCAACTTTGGTTACATACTTTGTTACAACTTTTGTGGTTGCTTCAGCTGAAGCAGTATCCTTCTTGGCCATTTCTAATTTAGCGTCAGCAACCTTAGCTTCCCAACGCTCTTGATTAGAGATTCCACCTTCCATCCATAGTCCACAGATAATGACGAAGATGGAAATTATCTTCATCGGCAGGACATACTTGGAAACAAATGGGACATTGCCAAATAAAAAAGCTAGTGCTGCACCCGCAACACCAGCAAATAAAATTAGGTGAAATATCCAGAAGGGTAAAAGATCAAGAATCCACATGATTATTTATTCACTGGCGCTGGACGGCGAGCCATCACTTGATACTTCTTGATGTCTTTCTTACCGATCTTTGGTTCTTGTGTAGCAACTGGACCGCTAGTATTATTTGTTGGTGCACCACCAACAGCACCAGCGCCCATACCTTCCTCAGCTAGAACCTTAGATACAACAAGTTGTTCTTCAGCTAGGACGACATTGCTATTAACGATACGCATGACTTCTTTGTATCGTTCTTCCATAAGAGATGTGGTTCTTGAACCACTCTCATAGTATTCTTTGACTAACCATAATGCACTGACTAGACTCTTTAGAGTGCTCTCACCACCTGGAAGACGGTTGATGATCTTCTTCATATTGAAGACTAGACGATCTAGATACGTGAAGGCTTCCTTCTCTTCTGCAGTGCGAAGAGTGCTTGCTGGCTTAAGAGTGTTACCGTGAGCATCAATGATACCTAGTTTGAACGCCTTCGTGTCACTGAAGTTAGTGACAAGCATTCGAACAATTTTCATCGCTACTACGTTATCTACGATACGACTCATTAGATATTCCTTAACGTTGCTATCACTCTCTCATCCAATTGTACTTGAGAGAGTTGTATTCCATACTGCGGTATCGTCTCTGGCATTCTTTCTAAGTAAACCAAAAACGTAATCAGTACATCCCAATTAGACTTTTCAATTTTGTAGAAGAGCATGTTAGTTGCTGCTTCTCCAAAGATATTATAAAGTACGATAATATGATTGAGAATTAGACGTTCTCTCAACTCACCATTATTTTTGTAACGAGATAATAACTTCTTTAGATATAGGATCTTCTTCAGATCTTCTTCGAACTCATCTAGGCTATGACATTGTGGATTATCATAGTGATGCATCGCATAAACAAGGAAGTTATTTTCAGTCAGTTTCTCTAGCATAATGAAGTAGAGGGATTTTCACCCTCCAGATTCTAATTAGGCATCAGCAACGACTGAGTCGTCGCCATTGTCACCAGTAATGGAACCCATAGCGACCAATGTTTCAGTCTTGTTACGGACGTTACCTTGAGCATCAGTATAAGATAGGCGACGAACCCATCCTGCGTGTTGCATACCTTTAGCTTTGTTGGAAGCAACGTTTTCTTCTACAGCGTCAACGCCGTAAGTGATTGCTACACCAGCAGTTCCACCGATAGAACCGTTAGCGTCTTGAGAGACGAACTTTGGCTTGCTGCCAGCGTTGTCAGTATTTCCCCATAGTGCCATTTTTAATCTCCTTGATTGTAAGGCTGTAACTTATTTATTCTTCTTAGTCTCTGGCTTTGCATCGTCAGAGTCATTATCATTATCAGGCTTCTGTAGAGAACCGCCGTAACGAGATCCCTTCTTAACACCAGAGCCACCACCTTGCTTAGCTTGGTTCTCAAACTTAGCTTTGTACTCAGGAGTACCTGGCCACATACCTTCTTTCAACGCGACTAGAAGTTGGTCGGCTGTGAAGGATTCTTTCTTGACAGCTGGCTTCTTAGCATTCTCCCACTTCTCTTCGTGTGGTGCCTGACCAGCAGCATTAACCTTGTCAACATTAACTGGCTTAGCTTCAGATAGAGTCTCGATAAATTCACGAAGGCTCTTAGTTCCTTCGTTGCGTAGTGCACGCCCGATAGCCTTGTTGTGTTGTTGAGCAGTCTTGTGTTCTGCGCCAGCTTCTGGAACTGGGTTGCCAGCAGCCTTATAACGCGCACCACGAGAAGCATCCATAGACTTACGCTTCAATGCGTTTTCTTGGTTACGTTCGTCGAGTTGGTTACCTTCTAGTTCAACGTGATCACGGACATGACCAACGCCACGTTTCTTTTCTTGATCTGCAAAATCTTGAGAAGCTCCATCAGTACTCATCGTATTACGCTTCAATGCACGGTTGGTGACTCTGTCCATACCTTGACGAACCTTCTTCGATCTCTTTGTGCGGTCAGGTTGCTGAGCATATCGTGCTTTGAAATAGCTGTGTTCAGTTTCTGCAGAAATCTCATCAATCTGTTCGACTTCTTCTTTAACTGCTGGCGGTGTAGCTGGTTTTGATGCAGCTGCTTCTGCGCGCTTCTTACGTTGAGCAGCTAGGTATGCTTGGAAGCCAGGAGAATCAGATTTAGAACGAGCAGCTGCTGCAGTTTTAGCTTTATCTACAACTGCAGCTTCGGCTGTCAATTCAACTTCTTCATTTCTCTTACCAAAGTTCTTTTCGTGCTCGTTCTTAACAATTCGCTTGTTAGCTCTACGAACACCAACTTGGTGTTGAGGAGATGCCTGTGCTGCATCTCTAGTTTCTGGGTTAAGAAGTTTCTTGCCAACTCCGCCTTTATAGCGCATCAAAAGACCAGTTGTCAACTCGTCGATTTGCACAACTTCTTTATCATTCATAGGTGTTCCTTCCTTGTTATCTTCTGTAGAGATATCTAAACCCTCTCTCATGCCTAGCTTACGTAGAAGGTTAGCTACCTTACCACGCTTGCGGTGCTTTCTGTTCTTAGCATCAGCAAGTTCTTGCTTTGCTAGAGCAGCAGAGTCGAATGTAAAAGATTCGTTTTGTTGGTCTTCCATCTCTTTTTCCGTTTTCTTCTTTGGTGCTACCTCAACACAAGCGGGATCGATTTTATCGGTTCCATTTGGCTGGATAGTACCTTCAGTAAATTGTTTATAGGATTTCATTAGTCATGCCCCATATGCTTACGTAAATCGTGGAACAAAGCATCTCTGTGCTCTCCCTTCATTTTGGACGGGAGATGTTTGTGGAATTCTTCTTTGTTTCCTGCTGCGGCATGTTCACGCATCTTAGTTCCAGAGACACCGCTTGTTCCTTCAGAGTCTGGATCGCGATCTCCAGAAGAGTGCACTGTAATAGACTTAAAATTATAATGACCGTGAGCAGATTTTTGTCCATTATATTTATGTAGTAGTTCGTGCATTGCCTCGTGGCGATCAGAACCAGCAACTACGTGTAGGTGCTTGATTCCAGCTTTGTGCATATCTGCAGCATGGTGCAGAATAGTCGGCTTCTCTTTTGAAGCAGCAGAGATGTTAGTTCCAGGGAAAGCATTCTTAGCATGCTCAACCTTACGATCTGCTGGTAGAGGATTCTTTTTCTTATCTTGAGAGTGAGAAAGAACCACATGGTGTTCACCACCATGCTCTTTAGCAACTTCGTGAACCTTATTGACTACCTGCTCATGACCAGCAGTAGGTGGGTTCATACGACCGAAAGCGAGAACGCCGTGTTTCTCGCTCGCGCTTTCTTTTAGGAATGAAAGGAATGATAACATTACTTTTTAACCTTTAGTAAGTTAGCCTTAGCGAACTCAGATCGGTTTACCAACTTAGTTGGCTCATTCTTATGATTAACAACGAAACCTTCTGGCTTAGACTTAGTGTCATTAATGTGGTGTTCATAACCACCTTCGTGAGTTTCTAGGTGTTTAACTAGAGTATTCTTTGCTTGTTGTAGGTGGTGGTGCATTGAGAACAGATTACCGTAGTGCTCTTTGTTGGCTTCTACGTGGGATACATGTTCTGCAGCTTCTGCGCGCTTTGCAGTTTGAGACTTCTCAGTCTTAACCTTAGCAGCAGCCTTCTCACCTTGAGACTTAATGTGTTCTTGGAAACCCTTAGCAGATGGAACCTGATCGTTCTTAACAGTGCTATTGATGTAAGTAGTCATGTGGGAATTTTCACCACGATGCTTTTCTGTAGCTGAATACATCTTTGCGCCATGAGTATCGTGGATATCTTTGGCAGCACTCATGTGCTTGTGGAATGTTTCCTGAGCCTTCTGTGGATAGCTAATCTTAGAAGTATCGTGTTCAGCAGTGTGGTGAGCAACGTCTTTGTGCTTGCTGAACTCAGAGTCGCTAACGTGAGGAGTAGCCTTCATAGAAGCCATGTCCTTACCTTCGTACTTGGTGTGAGTAACAACACCTAGCTTAGCTTCCTTGTGAGCCTTAGCCTGATCGCCCTTAGCTGTATAGGTAATAGTGTTTGGTTTGAAAGAGACGTTACCGCTCTTGTGGTGTTCAACATCACCGCTGTGCATGATGTCACCTTGATAAACACCCTTCTTAGGAGCAACCTTTGGTAGATGCTTTAGTGCAGCACCTAGCTTATCAACTAGACCTGGAGCATGTCCATGGTTCTTTTGAATGTCTTCGTGAGTATAGTTTAGCTTAGGGTTCTTGTTAAAGGCAGACTTAGATGCAACGAAGAACTTACCAGACTCTGGGTGGTGACCGTAAACAACAGATGGAGAACCATCGTACTTCATAGTCAGACCGCTGGACTTGTGACCAGCTTTCATGTGCTCATGGGCTTGAGTTAGCGCACCATGTGCATGCTCGAAACCTTCATGACCATGCATTAGAGGGCGATCCTCTGCATGGTGAATGTGCTTTAGCTTAGCACCTTCTGCTTCCGCTTCTTCTTTTAAGAAAGAGATAAATGTCTTCATTTCATTGACGCCTTTAACATCCAGCTATGCTTTTCGTGGGTATCGATACGATCCGCCAAGAAGTTACATAGCCCGTAGGTTTTATTTTCCTCACCTAGATCGTAAGCCTTCTTCAGACTTGCGAGTACTTCTAGGTTAGCCTTTTGAATTTCATTTAGAATTCCTTGGATATCTTTAACATCACCAGTTGTTTCTGGGATAGTCTTATGATTCCACATCTCTTCTAAAGTACGTGGAGCATATGCATCTAACTTACGAATGTTCTCCGCAAGAGGATCCACTGCACCATACACATCTTCATACAGGTCTCCTAGGAAACCATGCCATTGTGGAAAGTCTGCGCCTTCCACATTCCAATGAAACTGATGCACTTTGAAATACATTACGAATGTATTTGCCAGTGCAATTCTCAGGGACGTTACCAACTCATCCATTATTTTGTTCTCCATTCTTTGAAGGATTCCTTGAAGAACGGATCGAATGGCTTACCGTTGAGTGGCACTGTACCATTCTCAGCTGGGATAGACTTCTCACCAGTCTTCATTTTAATTTGAGACTTTTTTACCTGCTTAACTTCCTGGAGCCACTTAGAGATAAGTTTACCCTCAGAGCACTTCAAAAGCAAATGATTTGAACCTCGCTTTACAATCTCATACTCTGTGCCTGCACATTCAACGATGTCGCCCACATTAAAGATCTCGCCTCTGAAGTATTGTTCTCTCAATTCGTTCTTCACCAAGTTAATCTGTTCTTTGATTGGCTCCATACCAGAACCAACTCGAATGTCGTTCATCAAACGACGACTATCCAATTCACGAATGGAAGTAGGAAGGTTCTTCTTGAACTCTTCATACAAACCCTTTGCAGCAAGACTTCTTGTAGAGTCTTCGCTGTCTGGATCCTTGTCGCCAATAACTACAGCCTCAACGTTCAACTTCTTTAGAGAGTTAACCTTGTCTGAGCTAGTGACTACAACGATGTTCTTATAATGTTCTCTTAGGCTCTTGACGATTTCCCCGATGTTATCACCAGACTCTTTGAAGTTGGTTTTCGGGAACACCAGATCAAGATACTGGAGTTTCTTTTCTACGACTAGAGGATTCTTTTTCGCATCGCTTACATTGGATGCATAGATTACGTGGTCTGCGTTCTTAGACTCAGCCAGTTTTTTGACAGTCTTGACTAGGAGTTCGTGACCTAGTGTTGGAGGGTTAAACTTCCCACAGGCTAGAACGACAGTCTTTGACGGTAATTGCTTCAGAAATTGTCTGTAATCTTTCATTGTAATCCATCTATAAAGTAGTATACTTATTTATAATTCGTATTATTTCGTGGCTTTCTTGTCCATCTTGAACGAGATTTTCTTCAGTCCAGGTTGTCCTGCATTAGCATTATACTCGAATTTGAAGGCTGAAGAACTAAACTCTTTAACGGTATAGCTGATCGTTCTCTGGCTCTTATTGATCTTAATATAGATCTGAGAGACTACGATGCTATTGGCTGCATCATTTAGGACGCTAAGGTAGGTCTCGTTTTCATTTAGGGTATCGACAAGAGAGTAACCTAGAGGGGATATGATAAGACCCCAGCGTTTAGCCTTCGTGTCGAAGATACGCTTGGCGATCATATCAGAACCTGCTCTACCGATTAGTTCGTAGAACGGTTGAAGTTCGGCGAGACAGGCGGTATGGCTCTTATAGCCAGCTAGAACTGTCTCGCACTGAGCAGCAGTAAAGTCCTTGTTACCGAAGAGGTTCTTCTTCAACCATAGGTATCCAGGATGCTTAAGATCCTTCGCTGCTTCGACGATACCATCTACCGTGCTGTTATCGCTAATGGCAATGATAGCCTTTCTAGCGTTTTCCTTAGCAACGACCTGATAAGAGTTAGGTCTAAGGATGTCGGCGATAGCATTGATAGAAGGTGGTGCACCTTCGTTGGCTTTAGCTGAAACCGCGATCTTGTTTTTACCCACGTGAGCGTAATAGTCAACAAGGGCTGCGTTCGACTCGGTTGGGTAGCTGATAGCGTCAACCTTCTTATTAAACTGGTTCATAAACCAGACGGCACCAGAGAGTTCACCGAAGTCTTTTGCGATGATGTTAATGTCTGGATCAGAGATAGTGCCGATGTACTTGTCGGAAACCTTCGGGTCTGCTGCAGCTGAAGCAGTTAGTAATTCGTTTAGGAATCCCTTAATGTTCTCTGGGGCATCAGAGTTCTTGATACTTGTCTTGACGTTAGTGACGAAGGTAGTCTTAGTAATCTTCTTACCACCGAAACCTAATCTGTCAGGGGTTAACTGCTTAGTCTTTAGAACACCCTTAGAAGACACAGCGAGAATGAAGTAGATCTTATCACCCTTCTTCGCCCCATCAATACCCTTACCGATCGTTAGCTCTTGAGTTACGTATGTACCAGAGATAGAAACGTCTGTCTCTTTTAACGTGCAGGAAAGGATAGAGTTAAGCAGCCTAAGAACGTCACCAGCATAGCTAATACGTAGGTGTGGACCACCTCTGGATGGCTTCATAGGTTCCACTCCAGCTTTCTTCAAGCCGTCAGAGTAGAACTTAATAATGGCACTTTGTGCCTGTTTGCTGGTAGTGATCGCTGCCATAGTTATTCAATTATACAAGAATAACTATTTATGTCAAGCGTTTAGAATACTTTCTATCCCACTTGGCGATCTGCTGGATGATCTTTTGAGGGGAGATGTTGTTTCTGAAGTCGTAGTTGAACGTCTTCAAGAAATAGTGGAGAGTGGATGAGTCGCGGTAGGTCTTACATCTCAATAGTAGGGTTTGTACTGGGATGTTAGGCTTCTTCATTTTGAAGTCTAGGTACACACAGTGGGCGTATGCCTGAATCTCATCAAATTCAGAAAGGTATCTACGCTCGGCATCTTTGAGAGAATGACCGACTCTCTTATATGGTACGACATACTTACTGTCTTCGTCGTAGCGACGATCGTACTGCATAAAGTGGATCATCTCGTGCATCAGAGTCTGGATGACACGATACTTAAACTTATCCCAAGTCTTCTGAGTAAACGTATATTTATCGAAGTTGGTTGTGTAGATGTGGATGGTGCACTGACGTTCGTCTGGAGCATACTCCCCACCGACAGCCACGTATTTAGACCAAGTCTTCTTCGGAGGATCTCTAAACTCTATTCTAGTTTTCCACTTCCTAAAATAGTTTGAGAGACCAGACGAGTCATTTTCATACTCGTCTAAGTCTCTCCAGATTTTTGCAGGGATGAGTTTAGCTCTAAATGGACGCTCATAGAAATTGAGCATATCCATCCAGTCGAAATTAGCTGTTTCTAGGAAATTCATAGCTCCCTAGAAAGCCCCAACCTCAACCTAGATGTTGATCAAAGAAGGCTAGGACTTTCGCTTGCTCCTGTAAGTTAGTGTTACTAAACTCAGTAATATAGGGCATCAAGTCAAAATTCGATAGTAGATTACTATATTTAGTCTCGCGCCCTCTTAGGAATTGCTCGGACTGATCGGAGCCTCGTTCCTTGTAGCGTTGTTCTAGGAGATCCTTCGGAGCCTTCAAATAGACCACCTGAAGGTCAGTGTTCGGGAGACTCATACAAAACTCTAGGAAAGACTGGTTGAAGACTCGGTCACCTTCGAAGAGGATGTTACAGTTATTTGAGGAGATCCACTCTTGAAGAGGAGGCTGGACTGCCATAGAAAGACGGTCGGTTCCAGCGAAGGTTTCACCTTCCTCGTACTTACCGAGAACATATAGGTCGCGTTCTGCATTGTAGGAAGCAGAAACCAGTTTGGCTGGCTCACCAACGATCCAGTCCTTACCTTCCATATACTTACGGAAGAGAGTAGTCTTGCCAGTTCCAGGCTGACCACCAACCGCGATAATCTTACGGGTTTTCAAAGTATTCTTGATCAGCTTAACTTCGATCTGATCCTGTACGCCTAACTTATCTACAAATGACATTTTATATCCTTAAGCAAATGCTTCCAAACCAACTAGAACTGGTTGCTCATCATTGAACATCCATTCCAGATTCTCTAACTTACCAGTATTGACAAAGGATGAGAATCTCTCCTTATCAATACCCTTCTTATTATCCAAACGCAGGTCGATGGTTTCGTTTCGGGCATCCCACATTACCTGCCATTCGATACCATACCACTCGTCGCCCTCGCACTTCATAATCTCTTCAGCCTGACGATCTAGGTAGTAACCCAGATAACGTCCATGGTGTTCACGGAAAATCTTCTTGAATGAACACAGGCAGGTTTCCATTGTGAAGAAGTCTACCTGATCACTTATTGTTGGGAATCTCGCTCTCGTTTCATCCAAGATGGACTTGGCTTCTTGCTCCAGATATACATACTCTGCTCCAGTAAGTTTCGCATCGTATTTGTCATCTTTTCCAAGGGCGAGAAGAAGCCCGTTACGATGGCTACGAGAGCCATCAAAATCATCAAGCATAAGTGAAGTAGGGCTAATCCGAATACCAGCGGTATGCTTAAGATGCTGAAGATAAAACCAAGTAGAGTAACGACCAAACTTGTGGAGGCTACCTTTAACGCCTTCCCAAAGATTGGTAAATGACTGTTCTTCTGTATCACCATAATATGACTCCAATACCTCGCGTTGTGTTTTGTTACCGATAAACTTATGATACGACTCGAACATTGCAGGGAGATGCCCCTTGTTCCACTTTGTATCAGTCTGATAGCGCAGACGTTTGTAGTTGGCAGTGTTCCACTGCTCCATACGATCTACAGTGGCTAGTTCGTAGTCTGGAAATTCATTCATCAGAACCCAAGCAGTTGGCAGGTAGTAGGTGTTACCGTACAACCAGCAAAGCCATAGCTTCTGCTCAGTGTTATGTTCGTAGCGTTTGTTCAGGTAGTTGGTAGCCCAGACTGCTGGATCACAATCATCATACTTCAATGACCAAGCATACCAACGAATGAACGCCTCACGACGATTCTGTTTTTCTCTGTAATCCATTATTTCAAAAAGTCTTCAAGTGACGGTTGTTCCATCAATGCTTCACGCAACCAAGCCTTACCGACATAGTCGATAGCTTCCTGAGTCTTGGCTTTCTTCTTATCACCCCACGTGTACGATTCTAATCCTTCGCGTCGGAATTGCTCTCGCGCTTTTTGTGGAGGTAAAGATTGTAGTGGGTAGACGATGGCTTTGTCCCGCCATGCGATCTGTTCTGCGCGTGTAGCGAATAGTGGTTGGTCGCTGCGGAGTGAACCAGTGGGGTCAACTGCCCAGAACACCAGACCATTCCGTAAGTGCCAAGTGACAGACGTTGGTGTGCATGATATTTTGAGGCGTTTGACGTTTCGTTCTTCGACTGCGTATTTGATCCACGCATCCCAGCATTTCGACGCATAACCTTTTCCTTCTTTTCCTTCTACCGTAACAATCTCGTAAAGGTTAGCGTAGCCATCACGATTGAATGTAGCGAAGATCAATGAGACGATCTCACCGTTGTCTTCAAGAGCCATCGGTAAGTTTTTCTCGTAGTTGTGAAATCTAGTCCACAATGAATGTGCAGCCGATAAGAACTTGGTGTTCCTACCAGCTGGACTTTCATCGATAATCTGTTGGACTTTTGTTGAGTTAATGAATAACATTTTGTAAGTCGACTGCGCCATCAATTTTTTCTTGTTCAACCATCATACACAAATCAGAATCGAATCTGAAGTATGTATTCATTGCAATTAGAGTAGTTGGATCTTCAATACCTGCTCGTTTTACAACATCGGCAGTAGAGGTAATTATACACGCATTGGGTCTAGATGTCAAATATAACGGACGCTTGCCATTACGGAACACTGTAAGCGACTTGGTTCTTCCAAGCATACAGACTGCAAGGGAAGAATCCTTCCACTTCAACAGAGGAGATTCACCATGACCGAAGGTATGTAGCAAGAGTTCGGTATCGTTCTTACCCTCACACTTGTAACCGTATAGCTTCTCCCAGTTCTCTGGAAGTTCTTGAGTGATAACACCGTTGTGAACCACGCTAATAAAAGAGTTGTAGATCGGTTGGTTATACTCGAGATCAGAAGTGCTGTAACGACAGTGACCGACTAGGTAAAGGTTACCATCTTCGTTGACCATATCGCGAAGGTTATCGTTGTGCATGAACTTCTCAATGAACTGATCAGCAGGGATAGGCTCTTTGATAGTTTCAATTCCTTTAGACCACTTAGGCAAAAAGGAGATGCCTGTCGCATGCATCCCACGAATACGAGACTCGTGGAAGACGCGCTTAAGCATCTCGAAATCATCAACAGTTGGCTTTTGAATAATCGCGCCAATTACAGAACACATTATAGAATCTCCAAGTGAGTTAGGTTTTTCTTGCTACCCAAAACACCTTTATAAAAAGTATTGAACGCCAAAGAGATTCTAGTCTCTCTGGTGTTATTCACATTCACCCCATGGGGCGTTTGAGAAGGGAACAAAATAATGTCTCCCTGCTCAACATCAATAGAACGCATCGGTGAATTGTAAGGTGTCATCTTACTTATCAGCGGACGCAACGGATAGTTGTCCTGCTTTCTAAACACCATGAACGGTGCTGGATTTGGTGATAGGTAAATCACTCCACTCACAATGCTGTTTACGTGTATGTGTGTATGGTGAGAAGTATTATACTCATTGAAGTTCATCCACGATTGGGTGATCTCCAGTGAGACTCCAGAAGCACCCATCACCTTATCTAGATAAGTGTTCAGATGTTGCTGAACCTTTTCTCTTAGGGAATCAACTCTATCTAAGACAGCGCTGTCGTTCGATGTAGTGTTTCCATACGTATTGCTATACTCACCACTGGCTCTGATAGAAGCCAGAGAAGATAACTCTTCATCGCTGAATGTTATCTTCCCCTTATACAAAGGCTCTGGAAAGATTTCCAGAACTTCCATCAGAAGAACCCTTCGAGGCTATTAGCCTTCTCAGCTTCTGGGTGATACTTCAATAGGTTTTCGCGACCTAGTTTAGACTCACAATATTCATACCACTCTTCAGACTCCCACATACCAGATGAAACACCGTTCCATAGATGACGCTCAGAACCGTCTTCGTTCTTATGTCCTGGATGTTCCTTGTTCAAACGACGACCTTCAACGAATTCGTAACGGCAGTCTTCGTAGTCTTTGCTACCCAACTGTAGCATATTCTCACGGAAGTAGCAAACCAAAGAAACACGTTCTGCTTCTTCGTCCAACATTTCGATTGGAGTGTTACCGTGCATAACTTCGTGGTTGTTGATCAGCAGTAGGTCACCTGGACGAACGTTGACAGCAACACGGTACTCAGGAGCAACTAAGTAGCCACCTTTGTAGTTACCGTTGTTGGACAGAACCAGAAGGTTAGACAAACCAGTGTCCAAGTCACCTGCGTCATAGTGAGCAGCAGTGCGGAAAGTCTTGTTCACAGTGATAGTAGTGAACGGAGTTCCAGGGACTAGGTAGCGAGAGTCCAACTTCTTCGCAGCTTCCATCTGGTTGTTGTATCTCCAAGGAAGAAGATCCTTGAAACCAGCAGCCAGAGTTTGTAGGAATGGGAAAGCCATCGCAAACTTCTCTGGGTTCTTCTCAGTGTAAGAAGTCGCACGACCATAAGGGATACGTGGATAACGATCAAACCAACCAGCAATACCAGAGAACACACCGTTAGCGTAAGTAGTTGCGCAAACATACTTGTTTACGATACGCTTAGCTTCTGCACGTTGTTCATCAGGCATTAACTTACGAGTAGCCTCGACCCAATCTTCGAAGACGAAATTGTCTTTCTTAACAGCCTGAATACCCCAGACATTGTTCTTATTAGATGGCTGAGTTGCCTTACCAGCGTGAGCAGCTTTAATCTCTTCGACTGGATCAGTACCCATAATGTTGGCTTTAGGGTTTGAGAAGAAGTCGATGATATCATACTCATAGTCAGTAACCCACTCACGATTACCTAGCTTCTCACCACGTGGACCAGCAGCAATACCGCGATTCTGAGTTTCAACTGCAGCTTCTCTCAGACCAAGATATGCAGCATCCTGTTCTTCTTTAGTGAAGTAGTTCTTGCGAAACTTAAAGATAATCTTGCGCTCATCCATACCCTTAGAGCAAGTGTTACAGTCGCTAGTGCAAACCGCCTGATCACCCAGATCGCAGTCTGGTGGTGCATATACATCACAATCTTCTTCAACAAGAACATCATAATGACGCTCGTCCACAAACTGACCTAGCAAGTGAGATGCGTCTAATTTTTCTTTGGCTACGATTACCTTAACCATTTCTATCTCCTTAAAACTTCCAACCATCAAACTTGTTCTCGGAATTAACCCTCTTACCGAAGTCTCCCTTATCGAAGACTGGAGTATCATCCTGACCAGAGTCTGACAAACCTTCTTGCGCAGATGCTTCTACATCGTAGAGTTTCATCTTTGCTCTATCAATACCAACCACAAAACGCTTGAAGTAACTAGGATCATTATATCGGTTTTTCAATTGCTTGACAATAATTTGATTCAATGCTTCCAGTTCTTCGTTGCTTACAAGCGCGAACATAAAGTCAGCTGTTGCAGGTAGACCAAAAGATTCTGAAGTGTCTTCAAGTCCTGGATCTGAGTTTGTATATCCAGATCGAGTTGTCTGAGTTGCGCTAACAATTGGGACGTTATATTCAACGGCTAAACCTCTTAGTTCTTCTGCGATTGCCTTAACATATGTATAAGAGTTTACAGAGCCTCCCTGCTTCATACGCTGAGAAGCGCAGATGTTCAGGTAGTCAATGAAGATGATATCGGGAACAAAATCACGCTTCAACTTCAACTCTTCCAACAATGCTCGGAAATGACCAGAGTGTGCACCAGCTGTTGGATATTCTTTAATGATCAGCTTGCCTTGAGTCTTTTTCGTAATCTTACTGATACGAGTCTCATAGATGTCGCGGTCGATCACCTTCAGTTCGTCCATCGTCAGGTTCAACAGATTAGCGTCGATACGTTCAGCGATACGTTCTTCTGCCATTTCCATTGTTATGTATAAGACGTTTTTACCCTGTGTTAGACAACCTGCGGCAACGTGACACATAAACAACGACTTACCAACACCAGTACCTGCCAACGCGATGTTCAGAGTCTTCTTGGACAAACCACCCTTCGTGATCTTGTTGAACATCTCGAGATCGAAAGCGATCTTCTCTTCGACACGGTGGTAATACTCATAACGAGACTCATGGTCTTCCAAGTAGTCGTGACCCACATGGCTATCAAAAGAGACTGCTAGCGCATCAGACAGAATGGAAGGGATAGCGTCCTGCGTCAGAACCTTGTCGCGCCCATCGATGATCTTAATCGAATTAAGAATTGCGTTATAGACTGCTCGGTCTTTACAGAACTTCTCAGTATGTTCCAACATCCAGTCTTCATTGACTGGAGCATCACTTAGACTATCGACAAAGGAATTGACCTCAGCCAACTCTTTGTCAGTGAGGTCTTTTCGGTTTCCAAGTTCAATGGAAACAATGTCTTTCGTTGGAGGCTTGTTGTACTTGTTAAAGAACTCAGTTACAACGTTGGCTACGATAGCCTCTTTCTTGTCAACGAAATAATCGCGTTTGATGAATGGTACTACTTTTCGGCAATATTGCTCATCGTAAATCAGTCTGCTCAGAATCTGTTGTTCTATTCTCATCAACTCCGCCTGTATATGATACCATATTCTTCTGCAGCTGTTCTAAAATAATCAGCTGCAGCATATCTCCAAGGTACTGCTCAAGTTCTTCTTTGATGTAAGTGACACCTGCATCTTCGTGTACATCGTACTCGAAACTCATTTTGCAGCTATCACCACTCTCATCAAAAGCAACCTTACCGTAAGAAAAGATTATACCCGCATATGGCGGTTCTGTCAACTTTAGTCGATAAGCGCCAGTTGTGGCGCTCTCCAGAACCACGAATGGTGGTTTAGCTAGATGATCACTCATGCTCTAATTCTTCCAACGCTTTATCAAGATCGTCAGACTGAACCATTGAAACATTACCAACAGAGTACTTGTTCTTTACGAATTCGTAGAACGACTTGCTTGTAACAATAGACAACCAGAAGTCCTTAGTTTCAGTATCCTTAATACGATACTTCTTCTCATCAACTTCACCAGTTTCTTTGTCTACCTTTTGATACCAACCATTAGAAGGTTTGATGACATGTCCTGATTCGAGTGCGAGATCCAATAGACCAGACCACTTGCTAATGCCGCCGTCAAAAGATACGCTGACAGGAATTTTAGATTTTTCTTTGACATAACGAGATTTTTCTACGTTGATAATAAAGTTGTAGCCGACAACCTCAGTACCGTCTTTCTCTTGCTGACGACCCAAGATGAAGATGTTATCAGCTGAGTAATAAGAACCAGTACCACCACCAACGATGTCCTTCGGATACAAACCGATCTCTTTGTAGGTGTGGTTAACAACAACCATAGGGATGTCCTTGATTGTAAGGTGAGGAGTGACCATACGGAATAGAGACTTCATCTGCTTAGCGCGAGTCATATCGGCAGCAGACTTACCTTCCAATGCGTCCTCAACTTCTTTCTTAGAAGCCAAGTTACCGATGGAGTCAACAACGATGATAACACGATCTCCACGATCGATATTATTCAGCTGTTGCATAATGTCAAACTTCAGTTGTTCAACATCGGTGATAGGAGTATGTACAACACGCTCAGTATCGATACCGAAAGCATCAAAGTAAGACTGAGGAGTACCAAACTCAGAATCATAAAAGAGAACAACAGCGTCATCATACTTGTCCTGATAGGCTTTAGCCATTAGCAGACTGAACGCAGTCTTAAAGTGTTTGGATGGACCAGCCCACATAGTTAGACCTGGAGTTAGACCGCCATCAAGACGACCACTCAACGCTACGTTGATGACAGGAATGCTAGTCGGAACCATATCCTTCTTGGTGAAGAATTTAGACGCTGACAGAATAGCAGTGTCTTTGATCGTGCTGTTCTTTTTAATCTTTTCAAGAATGCTCATATTAAACCTTTAAGAAGTCGAGTAGTTGCTGCTCGTTTACCAAACCAGACTGGCGCTTGATTTCCTTACCATCGTCATCGACAAGAACTAGCGTTGGAACACCGCGAACACCATAGTTAATCGCAGTCATCATTTCTTGATCGATATCGAAAGAAACGATCTCAGTAGTGATCTTGTCCTTAGCGTCCTCAATGACTTTACCTAGCATCTTGCAAGGTTGGCACCATTCGGCTTGAAATTTGTATAGTTTCATTATTATCTCCTATAAAGTATTGCAGGACAATTATGGATTATTCTTCGAATGCGGTACATCGAAAACGAATGTAACGCGAACGTTGTCACCAATGTTTTTAGTCCCATGTGGTAATTTATTGTTGAACCAAAGTAGAGTTCCAGGCTCCACTGTAACAGATTCATCTCCTACAGTGTATATGTATCTGCCTTGTATGGACAGATGATAGCGATCCCTAGTTTGGTAGTAAGTTCCAATGTCGATATGAGTTCCAACCTCTCCACCAACTGGGAGTGAAAGGAAACCACAACGACTGACTTTCTTGAAGTGACGTTTGACGAAACTAATCACTTCGTTATGTCTATTATAGGCTGCAGTTGGTACACAGATTTCTGAGTCACCAACATACTGTCCGACCTCAGAGATTGCACCCATGACCAGCTGGAGAACACCAGCCTGAACTTCAGGGAATCCGTAGGTGAGCATGGATTTTACTCCATCCTCTCTAGTCTGAACTCCCCAATCTTCTGGATGTTTCTCCAACTGCCTTAGAATCTTCGATACGTTAAGACCAGTCTTAATGATACGAATATTATCCAAAGAAATCCTCCAATGAACTTTCTTCTTGAGTCTTCCATCCTAACGGTTCGATAACGATCTGGAGCGCATCCAAGAAAACCTTTTCGAACTGCAGGTCATAATCTATGTATGCGTTCAATCCTAGCTCCTCTGGCAACTCCTGACTGAACGCAATCACATTCTCGTGAATCGGGTTCGGAGTTCTCAGATAAACAAACTTGATCTTGTCGCCATCTCGAATCGCCTGATACTTCTTATCAACTCCATGGCGTTTGCAGTGGTGGTTAAACAACAACGCAGCGCGCACTTGGATAGGAGTACCCTTCTGATAGATCGGAGAACCAGCATACTGCTTCACACCGTTACAGCTTCGAGGGAATGCGATATCTTGAATAGGCATTCTATCAAACTTCTTCTTGAAGTCAGCGACGAACTTGTGGAGTTCTTTCTCGTCGTCTTCCAGAATAACGTCAATCGAACTACGCAACGTATCACGAATAACAGCAGGAGTCGAGGACTTAACCATCTCAAGACCCATGACTTTGATCTTAGGCTTCGCGAATTGAACACCCTCAGAGTTATGAACACGGAGAATGTAACGCTTCTTGGCAGTCCAGATACCCTTGTCGGCGAGAACTTCTCGCTTCATAACCATCTTCTGAGCATACGCATTCATATACTGAGCCAGTTCTTTGTATCCTGAATCAATGAATGGTTGGAAAACGTCTTCGCAGATCTTGTCCATAAACTTGATCTTACCAGCGGTATCTTTATCACCAGCAACCTTCTCGACCAAAGTCTCAAGAGACAGGTAGATCGAGTCAGTGTCAATCGCGATAACGTAGTCAACATCCTTAGTCTTCAGAGTGTTATTCATAAAGACGTTCAGTTTGTTCGCCATCCAACGAATGGACAACTGACCAGAAGTGGTAATACCTTCAGCCATACGGATATCGAAGTAACGGAAGTACTGGTTACCCATCGCACCGTAAGCAGAGTTCAACGCAATCTTCATCGCCATCTGCAGGTTGTTGAGGCGAGAGATCTCTTTCAATAGGTGCTTCTGAGACTTATCATTCTGATACTGTTGCTCAACACCAAGCATTTGCTTCTTGAACTTGGAACGATCCTTGTACATCTTCTCCATCAACTCGGGCATGAACCCTTTGATGTCTTTACGATAACACCAACCGTTCGCAGTTACAGTTAGGTCGCGTTGGTGAGCGTACGATGTATCAATCTCTTGACCAAGCAGACGGTCAACACTAACACTCAGCTTCTCGGAAGTCAGAGTCTCAGGGCTGATGTTGTACTGCATAATCAGGTGAGGATACAGACTGTTCAAGTCGAACGAGGCAACCCACTTGTGACCACCGATGATTGGATCTTTAACGAATGCGCCTTCGAATTGAGCATCCTTACCACTAACAGTCTTCTGAGGAATCACGATTCCCTTTTGACGCAGGTGGTTATAGATGATCGTATCCCACATACGAACCTGTGAGTAAACGTCTTCAGGATTGATCTTCGCGTTGTACGCCATGGTCAGATGCAGTTCGATCAAACGCATCTTGTCTTCCATCTTGTCAACCAACTCTACGTCGTGAATGTTATATTCAACAAAGTGTTGCCAGTAGTTAGTGTAGAAATCCTTGAAGTCAGTTCCAGGGTTTTCCTTCTTCTTGTCACCGAGTTCTTGCTCAGCGATATAATCAAGTCGGTACGATTCTTGCTTAGTGTAGGTATACTTCTTGTAGAGTTCCAGATAGTCAAGCTGGCTGATACCGAGAATGTCGTAGTGAATCTCTTCGTTACCCTTGATGAAGGTCTTACGTTCGTTGATGTAACGCCATGGGCTGATACGTTCAGCTTCCTTGTCGCCCAACTCCCGAGCAATACGACGAATCAGATAAGGTACGTCGAAGAAGTCGGTGTTCCAGCCAGTGATGGCATCGGGATAACTCTTCTCCCAGAACGCCAGAAACTGACGCAGTAGATCGTGTTCGTTGGTCGCATGGACGTAAACGAGATCGTCACGGTTGTGCAGGAATGCTCGAGTACCAAACGTGATGATACGCTTGGACGCCAGATCCTTAACTGTGATTAGAAGAACCTCTTCGTTCGCAGTTTTGATATCGGGGAATCCGTTTTCAGTAGTGGTTTCAATATCAACTGTAAAAACTTTAAAGAGATCCATATCCCAATGAATATCATCAGGATACATATCGCTAATATATTGGTAAGAGTAATTAGTGTTGCCATAAACTGAGAACCCTTCTACGCCATCATAGCGTTTGACAAAGTCGCGAGTCTCTTTGATTGATCCAGGTTTTACCTCATCAACGTAAGTTCCTTCGAGAGTTTGCCATTTAGTTTGCTTCTTAGAAGTGACATACAGCGTAGGGTAGAAATCCACCTTACGCTGATATGCTCTTCCCTTGTCGTATCCACGGACGAGCATTTTGTCGCCCATAGGATGCACACTGGTATAAAATTCCATTAAACTTGTTTTCCGTACATTAACATCATAGCATCCAACGCACAGTCGTGGACAGGGTGGTGCTTGATAACATTATGCCTCTGAAATAGCGGATGGTCAACTTCACAGTATCCATTGGAAGTGCCATACATAATATCGACTGCGGTGCGGACATCTCGCCATTGCGCGTAGTCTGTAATCTCTACTGCTCCGATCTTTACGGCAAGCGAGTCGATTACTAGCTGATCAAGTGAGCCTCGTGCCCACATAGTTTGTTTCCTTGCGTTTGGAAACTTATTCATATAGTTATGAAGGATGGTTAAACCTTCTTCGGCAGTCACATCTTCGCTAGAAGGTTCAAGAGAAACCTTCTTGACGTACTCGTGTTGATTCTGCCACCACTCAAGAGTGGATTGAGAAACAGTTCGACCATACACAGTCGCCTGTTCCTTTGCTTTGAACTTAACGAAACACGCCTGATCAAGTAGGTCTTGATAGGTTGGTTCTTTGTTTGGATCGAAATGGATCAAACCTGCCGAAAGAACGACAGCGTTCGATTCAACACCCAAACTTTCTACGTCAAAAATAAACATTAGGAATTCTTTCTCTTTTGATATTCGGCTTCGTGTTCGTCACAGAGAGTACGAACCCATCCACCACCACGTTGGTGTCCTTTTGCGCCACAAGTCTCGCAGGTACGACTCGCCCATGACTCAGCCATTGTGACCATACCATACACAACATCATCGCCACCATCGTAGTAGAAACGCAGCCCACCGAACTTCTCTTTGATCTGCGCTACCTTAACTCGAGGAACATATTCTTGGATGGCGTGAGGGGTCTTCATAATAATTTCTGCGTCTTCGTAGTGCCAATCTCGAACTGGTTTACCACCAGCAAGAAAGTGAACCACGTAGTCCAAGCCTCGATCTCGAGCACGATCAAGAAGAAGATCCCGAGCGCGACGGTGGCGCACTTGCTTGATATGGTGTTCAATATTCGCGCAAAGACTTTCAATAATAGGATACCACCCCTCACCTACAGCGAAACCGCCATAGCGACCACTGAACATATGGGGATGCTTCTCCTCCATACGCTTTTGGAATTCATCATGTGTCATTTAATAACCTCACTAGAGTCTGCGACTTCTTTATCATCGCGAATTTCGAGAACGATCGGTAGGAACAAAGACTCTTCTCCAGCTTTGTTCTTGATTCTCATATTATACTTGATCGCAGCGATTTTGTCAATTATTTCTTTACCGTAGGTCTTACGTTGGTCATCGGTAAAACCCGAGCCGACAGAGACTTTGATAACACCATCGGCAGATTCGCAAAGGATAGCGCCGAGCATTCCTGCATACTTGCCAGTACCTTCTTCGATACCAACAATCTTCAGGTCACACTCCATCTCACCTTTGAATTTAATCTGACCTTTGGAACGTTTGTCTTCCCAGACACCGTTCATGTCTTTCAAGATGATGCCTTCTTCGCCACGTTGCAGCATTTCTTCGAATAGTGCCTTTGCAGTTTCGTAGTTCTCGACTTCCCAACTCTTAACCAGAGAAACCTTCTTCGGCATCTTCATTTCCTTCAAGACAGTGAAGCGAGATTTGTAGGTGAAGACACCCACACCCTTCACAAAATCTTTATAAGGAATAACGTCCCAGATGGTTGCGTGGACTTTACGAGCCTCATCAATCTTGATCGTACCCTTGTTGGCTTTATTCAGGATACCGTTACCAGTTTGACGATCGAGGATGATACCCTTGTCAACAACAAGCAACTCACCATCAAACACATAGTTTGTGCCATCGGCTAGCTTGATAAACTCTTCCTCGAGATTACCGAGTAGCTGAATCTCTTTACCGTTTCGGCTACGGAATTCGCACTTACCGTCCTTAACGATGGCGTTGAAACGCATACCATCCATCTTCAGTTGGACGTAGGCGGGGAATGTGATTTTGTCCACCAGCTTCTGCTCGAAAGGAGAACAGAGCATGACAGGATATTCGTGGACAAGGTTATCCCAGACTGCGTTTGCGGTTGAGACTTGGACACCACACTTGAGGTCTTTCTGGATAACACGCTCAACGACCTTCGCGTTATCAGCAGTCACGTTTTCGAGGACATATTGTAGATGTTCGATGGCAGCATTGCCAGTGACCTTTCGAGAAGCGAGCATGGTCACCAGTTGGTCCAGCGCCCAATCCAGATTGTCTCCGAGAGGGTTTTGGTTCGGGGTGTACGTAGGAATCTTGCGCTGATAGAATTGCGTGAAAGGATCGAGAGCCAGCCGAACAACTTCTTTTAGGTTTTCGTTGTCACTGTTTTTCTTCAGCTGTTCGATTTTGTAATTGCGGGATGCGTTGCTGGCTAGGTTCTCGAAAAATTCATTTAGATTCATTTTGTTTTACCAATTGTTTTAGAAAATCTACGTTCTTTTCTGTTTCAGTTTTTGGAGTATACCTGCGTAGTAGGTCTTGTTCTTTTTGATCAAGTTCTTTTAGATGACGATCAAGTTCTTTGAAAGACTTAGTATCCCAGAGATGATATGCTTCGCTGTTATACGCGAGGAAAGTATCTTTATACTTAACACCCTTCATTTCAATTCCTTAAAGGTTCTGTATCGAGTATCGAAACCGATGGGCTTCTTAAACTTCTTGATTGTTTTGGTGTTTACGTTATAGAATGCGACCATCTTCATTTTATCGTCAGTGACGTAGTAGATGTGATTCGTGACTGTGCCAACCCAGTCTTTAGTGGTTTCTTGGAGGACTCTCATGCGATCACCTGAATACGAGGAGAGGCGTCAGTGTCCATGAACGCATTACCTTGGACTGCAGCAGTGAAGAAATCAGTCTTGAACTTTTTATCTTCAACACCTTGCCAAACACGCTTGATGAACTTGGCACGGAAATCACCGTACATCTCGCTGATGGAAACCACCTGACCGACCATATAGCAATTGTCGATACCGTTAAAATCAAGACTCTTCACAATGTCGCCGACTTTCATAATAACTCCTTCTCGATTCATCATAAGAGTTATTATACATCAATCCTGCAACTTTGTCAAGCCCTAAATGACAAAACCCCACACTTGGTGGGGTTATTAAAAGTAATACTTTAGGTTTACTTTTTAGATCGTTCCTGCGGGGACGATCTGAATACCAGAACCGAATACACGGCGATATTCATTTTCCATTTTAGGGTCTGCATCGGCTACTGCTGCAACAGCCGAATTATTAAGAGTAATATTACCGACCGCATATGGCATGTATGGAGCAACTCCAACACCCATTCCACGTTCAGTTTGCTGCATCATAATAGATGCAGGAGATTCTAAAGTATAAGTTCCATCGGAATTAGATTTAACTTCAGAAATTAACTCTTCACCATTAATCAATTTAAACACTTTAATCATATTATTCCTCAACTAGGGTTTCAATAAAATCTGCTGCTTTATTTTGATCTAAAAAGAACTTAATAATAGTTTTATCAGAATCAAATGTATGCTGCGCCACGACCATTATGTATTTGTTTTTATATACGGATACTTTAAGAAACCATTCTCCCCTGCGCACCAACACGAAGGATATTAGATTGGGGGAGAGTTTGGCTTTCATATAACATATTTAGATGTTACGTCTCCAGTAAAAATCAAATGCGTTATAATTTTGTTTATACAACATATCGTATAAAGCGATTCTATCCATGTATGCATCACGCATGTGGGTGGCAGGGGTAGGAGGTTCAACCTTAACTTCTGCGTCGGTTTCTCCATATTCGCTAACAACGACCATATCGTTCTTAGAAGCGATATGACGCATGGCGCGATTCTCTGTCAGACAGTGCATGAACACTGTTGTGATATCTTTGGTGCGTAGCCAAGTCACTGCGCGATCGAACATTGATTGTGCTAGACCTTGATTGCGGTAATCTGGATTAACAGAACATCCAAGTTCTGCCTGTCCGTTATAGATTGCAGCATGGCATGCGGCAATTAGGTTACCACCAATATGATCTACGCCAAACCATTTCGAATCGTCTTCGAATGACTTTTCCACATATTCCTGAATATATGTATCAGAAACAGTTCCACCAAAGCGTAGGCGTCGGTCTTCACCCTGTAGGGATTGAAGATGATAAACAATCTTCTGTTTATCCAGTACTGTTAGTTTACGTGCTACCATATTAGAAGGGGCTTGCGCCCCTGTCCTTTACTTAACCTTACCTGTTTTGTATCTTCTAAAAGATTCTAGGAAGGATTGTAGTTTAGCAAGTAGTCTCATGCTGCTTCATTTAGAAGAGTCTTTTCAGACTTTGCACGGACTGGTACTTTCTTAGACTTTTGTGTCTCAGGAATCAACTTTTCCAGAGCGATCTTCAACATACCGTTGAACAACTCAGCGTCCTTAACTTCAACTTGATCGTTGAGAGCGAAAGAGCGAGTGAACGCACGAGAAGCGATACCCTTGAACAAGAAGTCGTTTGTTTCGTCAGTAGTGACGTTACCCTTAACGATCAACTTACCACCGTCGATCTCGATGTCAAGTTCGTTCTGACCGAAGCCAGCGACAGCCATCTCGATGACGTAGTGAGTGTCATCAACCTTGCGGATGTTGTATGGAGGGTAGTTTGGGACGTTCTTAGTCAAGTCGTCGTGCAGTTGCTGCATCTTGCGGAATTGTTCATCGAAGCCGACAAAGAACTTGTCGATATCTTTGAAAGTGTCTTGACTAAAGAAAGCAGGTACGAATTGCTTATTCATGGTTTTCTCCTATTAAGCGAGTTAAAATAAAATGCGACTACCCAATTTGGCGTAGTCAATCCTGCTTACTGTGGTACAGGGACACCTTTTCGTAGTGCCAGCCTTAGACGCTCCTAAGGTAGTAGAGTCTTTACGTTCCCATCCCGAGGGATAAAATTATTTAGGCAGCTGTTTGTTCAGCTTGCTCTGCTGCCATCAATGCAGCAACTTGAGAGTCACCTTGTTGCTTAATCTTAACGATCAAGTTAGCGACTTCATCGAATGGGTGCTTACCCAATACACGAAGAATAGTGTTTACTTCATTCACATCAAGTTCAAGTTTAATCATTTTGTTTTCTTTCCAATGTTATATTTCGGTACAAGTTCCCATTGGTCTTTGTCCTTATAAGACACGACCTTAATTTGAGACAGAGAAGCCTTTTGCTCTGACTGCGTAGTATTTAGTATCTTTAACAGATCCCAATCAGCTAGCAGACCAGCGATAGCGTTTCGTCTCTCGATATCACCACTGGTGATGTTCGATTCTTTGCCGTCCAATGCAAACAGTTCTTTGAAATGGACAATGAAGTATCTACCTTGCTTATGTAGGATGTGGCAAGATTGATACAACTTGTTTTCTTTTCTGGATGCGATGCCGATGCGAGTAAGAGTCTCTCGAACCTTTAAGAAGTTATCAGGTTCTGGCAGTGTCACTTCAAGCATAGACTCGGGAGTCCAGTCGTAGTAAATCATCTCTACAGACATTATTTTCCACCTTTGAATAGTTTTTCTTTTATCATCATCAAGTCTTCGTCTGAAAGAACCGTCAACGCTTCTCTCGCCTTCTCACTTGAATAGCCAAAATACTCTTTTACGAGTTGTAACGATTCAGTTTTGGGTTCTTTCTCAACCCACTTGCTAAATCGCTTCTTCTTAGAAATAGTATTTAGGAAAAACTGGAATTGCCACTTCGCTGGAATATCTGAATGCATATTCATTGCATTCGCAGGAAGGACAGTGTCGGGGAAATAACCTAATGCTCTGTTTACGATAAATTTAGTCTTGTTGTATTCCTTTTCGTTCTGAGGATCTTCTGCGAGCAAATCTTTCTTTGTAAGGTTGATCGCATTAACAAAATCAAATGGGCTCATTTGAAACCAACTTCTTTCAGATTGTCTGACGTAGCGAAGAATCTTTTTCCAGGAAATTTCTCTCCAAGAACCTTCTCAAGATCCATTCTGTTTGTAGCCTGACCCATGAACGCATCAGTATTGCTATCGAACACATAAAGGAAATCGCCGTTACGCTCAATCTTGATATTGATACCGTTCTGCTTTTCCTTATCTAGTTCATCTTCCATCTGATCGAGTAAACGCTCAACAGTCTTCTTAGCCGCACGTTCACGCGACTCCCAACCGAAGATAAACCCTGCTACAAAAATCAAAAAGATAATAACGAATTGTTCCATAGCATCCTCACTTGAATTTACATTGGACCATAATTTCTGTTAGAGCAGCCATGATGTTCAGTTCGTGGTCTGCCACAAAAGCAGCTTTGTACTGATAGTCTGCAAGAATCAGAACCAGATTAGGGATTGTAGATGCGTCGATAGTTTCGGTGGCAGTATCGTACAGATCTCGGAACAAAGCAGTCGTATCGACATCAGTGTTCTTTCCAACCCACTTACGAACTTCAGGATAGTCCTTAGCCTTCATCATTCGGATCAAAGACTTCAGAGACTCTTCTGACATATTCACAAGAAGACCGCTATCAATCTTACCAGAAACAGAGTAACGCTGAAGTTCGTTCAGAACTCGACGCCAGTCTGGGAAGTGTTTAGTGATCAGTTCTGCTACAACCTTAGAATCGAATTCAATCTTTTCTGCAGTTAGAATGTCCACGGCACGACGATAGAACGAAGCTGCAATCTTAGCCTTATCTGCAGCGTCAATCTTAAACTCGATAACAGCGCATCGGCTATGGAGAGGTTCGATGATCTTCTGTTTGTAGTTACAGGTGAAGATGAATCGGCAGTTCGCAGAAAACTCTTCCATATAGTTACGCAAAGCTGGTTGCGTAGAGTTTGCCTGCATATAGTCAGCCTCATCCATAATGATGACTTTCTTGGCGTCAGTCAACGAAACAGAGGTAGCGAAACCTTTAACGAGGTCACGAAGTGTGTCGATATGACCACCAGTGTCAGAGCCGTTAAGAACGATATACTCTGCGCCGATCTCATTACATAGAGCCTTAGCGATTGTGGTCTTACCCACACCAGCGGTACCACACAAAATCATATGAGGCAGTTCACCCTGTGCCACATAGTCCTTAAAAGTCTTTTTCAGAGACTCGGGAAGAATACAATCATCAATCTTCTGTGGACGGTACTTCTCAACCCACAGAAACTGGTCATTACGAATATCCATTAGCAATCCTTCATAACAAATAAGAAGAGGGAGATTATACTCCCTCTCGTTTTAGAAATCAAATGTAGAGTCAGCCTCAACTGCGACGTAGTAAACCAAGTCGCCAGCACCCTTGAAACGGGAGATTTTCTTGCTAGAGATACTCACAGTGTAATCGCCTGGAAGCATTTTTAGGTTTTCGACCTTCAGGTTAACACGGAAAGTCTTGTCGGTAGTTCCAACAGGTTCGCTGAAAGAGTTACCAGTCGCGTTCTTCTTGTCGCCGACGACTGCAGTGATAGTCTCGCCATCACCGACAATGGATAGGTCAGTCGCGCGAAGGACAGACGCAGTACGATGAACCATATTCAACATCGCTGCAGTCATATTGAATTCGATCTCTGCCTGAGGGAAAGTGATGCTCTTCTGTGGAGCAGTCAAAACAGATGCATCAGCAGCGAAATACTTGATGCTCATATTACCTTGCTTGATGGTAACATACTTGGTGTCGAAGTCCAACTCTGGATCCTCGAACAAAGACATCGCACCCAAGAACTCATTCAAGTCATAGATACCGAAGTCTGGGAAAGTCTCAGTGACAGTTGCGTCTGCCATAACGTTTTTCTGTGCGCTGATGGTAGCCAGCTTATTACCGCTCTTCAAAAGAAGGTTGCTGTTGATACCAGCGAAGTTCTTGATCAGACCGACGGTCTCTTTACTTAGTTTCATATTTTCTCCAATCAATAGTTACATTACTATGTATAAAGTATTTTACCCCAAAGAGGGGTAAATGACAAATTTATTTTGTGATCTTTTCGTAGATCTCTTCGAACTCTTCGTTCTCTTGCTGAGCCTGTTGGAAGTTTTGTTTGTGGTAAGTCTTGGCAATCTTACTTACAGTCTTCTTAGGGATCTGGTATTTGTCGGACAATTCCTTGACAGCCTCTTTGACGTAGTCGCGCTCACCTTCAGTGCGAGTCATTGAGTTGCTAATCTCCACGATAACTTTGTGGAAGTCTTTCTTGTCTTGATCTGAAATAATGGTCATTTAGATACTCTTGTAAAGTGCGCCAGCTGCAACGAATTGTTGTTTCCAACCCCATTCGTCGAGGACGAGTTGATTAAAAATATGTTCTTCGATTTCGATAACACTCTCAACAGACAACTCAAGCATACGAATTGCACGGCTGTAGTTATCTTCGTAGGACATTGGAACAGAAGGAAACTTCTTGAAATCGAATTTGCTTAGGTCAGCAGTCTTCGCCATTTTTAGGTTCGCAGAAGCGATCTTAATAACAGCAACCTTATAGTCTTCGACAGACTCTTTGTAAGCAGCAATGTGCTTTTCTTTGTTCTCGCGAACAATATTCAGCAACTCATCGCGTTGCATCTTAACTGAATTCATAACATTCCTTTTAATATCTAACATAATCAATCGCAGCCTGAACTGCTGCTCCCAGAATCAGAAGAGCTATAGCTCGAAGAACTATCAGAAGAAGAGTAAGACGAGTAGCTGGAAGAAGAACTGCTCTCATAACTACTACGCGAACAACTGTCATCGGATGATGAAGAACTGTACGAATAGGATGGAGTAGTATCCATCGCTGCAACCATATTGTTCATCATAATCATATTCGCCACTTCATCAGAGTCGGTGGCAACGCTACGAGAATATGTCGGTTCAGATCTACGGGTGGTAGTCTTAGACGTAACAGTAGGAGCCTTTTGGACTGGTGTTGAAATGCGCTCATATGTCATACGCTCTGCTCGAGCAGCACGACGAGCCGCATCAGCACGTTCTTCCATCAGACGATAGGAAGCGATGGCACGTTCCATTTCTTTCTTCTTCAGAAGGTAGGACTTACGTGCAGAGTATGCAGCAGCGAGTACAATGAGACCGCCGACTGCAAAAACAACTAACCAAAGGATATCAATTTGCATACTTGTCCTTCTTGTATTGTTCGAATTGTTTCACCAGACGTTGGTGTTCTTCGTGTGAGCAGTAGAGAGTCCACTCGCGGACGATGTCCTTGTAGGTAACATTATCGCTGTCAGTAGAAACAACTGGCTCTGTCAAGATATAACCGATGACCGTCTTGGGGATGTTGTTCTCTTTCATACGCTCGATGGAGAAAGCATTCATCTCTTTCCAGTCAATGGCGTATGTAGCTTTAGAGTATTCGTCATCAAGACGGTCAGTGAGTTCCTTGATACGAGCAACGAGGTTGGCATTCTCGCTGACTAGGCTATCAAGTTCTCGCTTAGTCTTTTCGATCTCACGATCGAGTTGTTTATCGAGTTTATTACCGAAAAACATATCACTCCTTACTATATTTCACATCGTGTTCATAAAGAAACATCAGGCAACACATTGCGTGAGCCAGATGGTGGATGCCAGATTCTGGATCCATTTCCTCACCTGCTTTATAAGCCCACAGGTGACGTTGCATCGCATCGAAGTAACGACGTTTGGAATCAGGTACTTGTTTCCAATTGTCTGGCTCATACTTCTCTGCTCCAAAGGTCAGAACCTTAACGGTCTCTGCCAATGCTAGGGGTGGTAGTAGACCATATTGTAGTTTACCGCCATCGAATTTTCTACCGCCAGTGGTAGCTTTTTGGGATGCTTTAACTTCTTCTAAAGTTGCCATTATTCCTCCAGTGAAAATGGTAATGGGCACTCAGCCCGAATACCCATTAACGTTTCACTGCTTAGCGTTGTGCAGTGAAAGCCTGTGCGCCGAGAACAGCGTTGGCAAGTTGGACCATGCGCTTGCTTGGCTTACCAATACGGTACTTAGTAGTTGCAGTACCATCAGCAAGTTTTGCGCGGTTAGAATAGATGCAATGACCCTGTGAACGCAATTGGTGGATCGCATCGTGGGGATTCTTCAAACCGAAAGAACCGTGGATTTGGCGTGCAGTAACTTCAGCGCCAGATTGCAGGTGGGAAAGTAATTTAGCTTGTCGAGACATAGTTTCTCCATTATAAAACCATCATACAAAAAAGAGCCGTTGAGGGGATGGCACCCTCAACAGCCCAGAAAAATAATTATTCTCTATTAGACTTCAATGCCATTGTCGCGAAGGATCTGGTTGAAGTCTTCGACTTCGTCATCGACAGGAGTGGAGTCATCGATAATCTTTTGCAGACGCGATTCTTCCATCTTCTCTTTAGAGACGACAGTCTTAGTAGCTTTGGCAGGAGCCTTAGCCTTAACGTTCACAACCTTAGTCTTGGTTGCCTT